CTGTCAATCTACCTAAAACATCCGAAGTCATAAAATATCGCTGAAACTCCTCTTCACTATATCTAATTGCTGAAGCCACAGCGCGAGACCGCAAAGGGAAGTTAATAGTATGAAGTCGTTTAACCACGGTAGACGCATGAACACCCAACATTCTCGCAATCTGGGAAGCCGAAAGCCCTAAATTGTAAAGTATTACAAAAAAAGAATCTGGAAAAATCTGATTAGCTTCAGACCTTTTCCGCATTTCGATTCCCAAAGCCTTGAGTCTATGATACATCTTCGTGTCACTACATCCATCAATGTGGGCGATTTCGGCACAACTAAGCCGATCGCGTTTATACAACTCTCTCACTTTGGCGTCTGGCAGAGACATAAGAAACCCCCAGAGAAAAGACCTTTCACCAGAATTATACACCAAAAGAAAAGGATTGGAAACCATCAATCTGGCCCCAACCCTTAGAGAATTGCTAAGATGAAATTGCGAAAATTTGTGCTACAAAGTTAAAGTGTATCTGTATTTATGGCTCAATGGGATACGAATCCATCCTCGTTCTTGAGCCAATTCCTTTTCGGTTTTATCTATTCCTTTAATTCTTCGACAAGACGCCTTGTGCTTCAAACTAAATGTTATTGGATCAAAATAGGCGTAGCTGGATTGTGTTGTTCCGGCTTTTCCCCAACCAGCCATTCTATAAACGCCACCATTATGTCCGACAGAAGAATCGGCAAACGCGATCAATCCCTTGATATGCGAATAATTATTTTTTATATACGCACAACACTCACTTAAAAATTCACAGGCAAATGGCCGTATAACATAAAAGGGGATACATAAACGAGTTAATTCCCAAATATCTTGTTTAATATACTTATTGGTTCCGGTCCCAAATGTAGCAACTCCAATAATAACTCCGCCCCTTTTGGCAACAAGGATCAATTTTGACCCCGGAATAGTCCCCAAATAATGTTCATATCGAATAATTGGCCGTATCTCTTTGGCCGTAGAGGTTTGTAGATTGTGGTTTATTGGTTGTATTTGACCCTGATTATTAAATAATTGAAAATCTTTTTCTGATAGGGAGCTACACTTAATGGCAAAATCTGGATATGGTCGCCAAATTTTCCACCAGGGGTGGGCTTGTTCTAATCTACCTTCTTCGATTTTATTATGCTCTTCTTTTGAAACAACTAATCCATTGTTATCATCATAAAATCTTGTATCATGCATAATGGCCAAATCGCGATATTCATCAGGAAGCGGTTTATGTTTGGTAACCGATGCCTGTAAAATAATATAAAATGGATAAATATGATGACAATTTAATTCTCTAATTTGTTGGTTGGAAATCTCACTTTTATGTTTACTTCGCACAAAAGCATCTGTTCGCCATTGACTAGAAGCTGCGCAACTTCTAATCGCATTGCGTGTGTCGGTTATTCCACCCTTCCATGATCCATTGCTTTTACCGATATTGCGTCGTCTAGCTTTACCAATAACCATAAATCTATGTCTTGTAAATGGGGCACTTTTATTAAAATAAGCAGAAATTTTTTCACAAGACCAACCACATGAATCATATAAATGAATTAGTTGATCGTTGGGAATATCATCGCTTTTCCTCCATAACCTAGCACCCTCTGATACCGATCTCGTTCCTCTATTGGTTTTTTTTAGTCGTTGTTTAACAAAACCCGCGCTTCTTCCTAACTGCTTAGCTGTTTCTGCTATACTGAGTTCTTTATTCCAATACAAGTCTATAATTTGATCATTAGAAATATCTTTAATAATGGGCGTAGAAGACCTAATCTCTATTTTGAGTTTTTTTAAGTGACGGCGAATAACAGATGCACTCACCCTAAAATATTCGGCACATGCCTTAATACTTAGTTCCCGTTCCACATATAAATCTAATAATTGAACTTCATTAATGGGTATCGCCCTAAAAGCCCCGCCAACCCGGATTAATTTAACTCCAATTCCCTTTAATTTTTTCTGAACTAAAGATTTGGAAATGTTATGTTTTTGGGCTATCGCGGTAGTAGACATTTTATTAATAACATAATCATATTCTATTATATGTGGATCAATTGTGCTAGGGGCTTGTCCTGGTGGTTTTAAAGGTATCCCAGCTTCTTTTAATCTACTGGTGACTGTCGCCGGATGAACGTTAAATATTTTTGCTATTTGCGATATAGATAAACCATCTTTTTGATATAACAAAACAGCCCTGTCTAAATCAAACGGTTTTTTATGGGCCATTGTCTGCTCTCCTTCTTAGAGTATTATACGTTCCAAACAAGCGTTTGTTTAGGATTTTATGGAAAATTTTGACAAAAAAAATGAATGGGCTGAAACTTGTTTCACCCACTCATAAAAGCTGATTTTGCTCACCCAATAAAAACGGGGCTAGTAAATCACTAGCCCCATTTTAGAGTTAGAAACTACCCACTACGCAGACGCTAAGAGAATTCGGCGCCCATCTAATGCCGCAAAACCGTGATTTTGGAACCCGTAGAACCCTGCCTTTCTTCGGCGGTGTAGGTTGTCATCCTCGAAGATAGACAATTGTTCCTTCACTGGCATCACGAACGAATCTCCATGAGACAGATCAAGGCCCACAACGATTTCCTCATCGTCCGTCCCCATATCAACGCCCAGAGTCGCAAAATACGTCTGGAATTCTTGACCAACACCAAGCTCATCCAGAGGATGCAGATTCACGCCGTAAATACGAGCCATCGGCCCGCCATCGTCACTAGCGGTAAAGATGTCCCGACGAGTTAGATCGTCAACTTCATCATGATCCCACTCGCGAATATCTTCGAGAGCTTCTGGACTGATGTATAGATCAGTCAGACGACCCCGATTCGGTGTAGCGCTGTTTCCACCTGCAAGACGAGTCATAGTCGTCTTCATTAGAGAAACCAGACGCTTCGTAAATTGACCGGCTGTTGCAGCACTGTCATACACCAATGGAGCACCACCAGAGTAATCGGTACGACCTGCACCAGCGGCGATGATAACGCGCCAGCCATCCGTGTTCATCTTCTTAACAAACCCGGCTTCCATAACCTCCATCGCACGAGCAACGATGTTCCAACGTGCAGCACTCGAATACTTCAGAGGCCAATCAATTGCGTTGCCGACATCGTAGGTACTAATCGTCACAGCATCCCCACAAATGGTACGCTGTGGCAATGCGCCTTCGCTTGGAATCTGATAGGCAACATAATCACTTTCTTGAGCAGTCTGATAAAAATCTAGTGGATACTCAGCAGTGGCGCTTGGATCGAGAACTTCAGGAGCGAAGATTCCACCCAGAATGTCACCATCGAGCAATGCTGAACGCAGTGGTACCTGAAGTGCCTGAGCCAGAGCGTGCATAGCCTCCAAAGCCTCAGCTTTATTAGACGAACCCGTCCGACGCAGCAATTCCACTTGTTCAGAAGTTGGTTTTGTAATCTTACTACGCTTCATATTTCTTCACCCCCTTATGTGATATCAATCGAAATCCGCGCAAACCCAGCCGCGTCTTTCGCAGTTTCAAACCGACCAACTTGAGGCCCGGTAGTCGTACCCGACCCAATCAACCCACTCGCTGCCAGATAAGCAGCTTGACCAGCAGTGGGAGTATCTGTGGTTATGATCATATCAGTAACCACAAATCCCTTTTTCACTAGGGCACACTTAGTACCCGGACGAATCTCACCATTCTCATAATTAATAAAGTCACGAGTTGTACTCATTGCTGCCGCTACTGTATTTAACAGAATGCCCTTTGCAATAGAAGCCGTAGATGGACTAGCGAGATACGCAACGGTAATGGACGTATCATCTATGCCAACACCTGTGCTGGAACCTGTTTGCGAAGCAACCCCACCCTTTTCTGCCGATGTCTGAGCGGCAACCCAAAAATTGGTAATATCGATAACTTCATTATACTCACGATCTGGTTTCAAAGCCATTCCTATTCACCCCCTTAGTCTTTCTCTACAGTTTCTTGGCCCAAAAGCTTGTGGGCCGTACTTAGCCACAGTTCCTTCTCCGATTCCACTACATTTTCATCCACAACGAAATCAGCGCCTTCTACTTCTTCCACATTATCTAGAGCCGCTTGTGCTTGTTCCGCCTCGGATTTCTCTTTTTCCCCATCACCTTCAGCAGCCTTGGTTTCACCGGCATACTTCAGAACCATCTCGAATGTTTCATCGGTCATGTCGTGAAACTCTGCCAACGTTGCCTTTTCGTCTTCAATCGTTTTGATCGCAGACAACTTCACCAAACGATCGCGGGCCATCTCATTCTTGCGGATTTCAGCCAAACCCGTCTCACTCTTAGTGGCACGCTCGGTAACTTCATCCAACGCTTTCTGAAGTTCTACCTTCTCGCCTTCAATTGCCTCTGTTTTTTCAGAAGCTTCCACCGCTTTAGCCGTCAATTGTTCAACACTGGTTGTTAACTCAGTAACCTGTGTCTCCAGATTTTTCCCCTGCAACTCCGCAAGAGTCTTATTAGCTTCAACGAGTTCCGCCTCTTTGCTCTTCAGGCTCGCGAGAGTCTCATCGAGCTTCTCCTGGAGTTCTTTCAGTTCTTTCTCCATACCTTCTACACCTCCTTTGGGTATCTCATTCAATCCAACACTTTCAAAAACACGAGAAGCAGCCATTTGACTAGCCGCTACCTTAATTACTGATTCGGGATTGGCCGGAATCTCAGTAAATCCTTGTGCCCCAAATACCATATCTTTAAGCACTCGGCCAATTTTATATCCCTGATATTCACCACTACCCTTGTAGATTCGGAGGTGTTTGGTCAGAAAAGCAGTTTCTTCTGTCCTTTCAATCAACTTAGTTGATCCAGTGGCAGGATCAATAATGCCATAACCAAAGTCAGGAAACCACACCTCTACTGAAACAAACATCTCACCAGCCTTAGCTTTGGCAATAATTGCTTCAATTCTATCAGTCAACTTAGGAAATGCTTTGTAGAGGACACCCGCGACTTCAACATCAAATTCTGTTGGAAGGACTTCTCCTTCGCCGAGTTCTATTTCATTCCCGAACTTATCGATTACACGACTTTTAACAATATGCCCAAGAATCTTGGTTTCATCGTGTCCATCGTTCATGGGTTTATGCAATGGTGAGTTACGAGCCCGCCAAATTTCTTCAGGAGTGAAAATGTCATCATTTAGATTCCATCCGGTACTAACCAGAATGGCCACAACTAGTGACAAATCAGGTTGATCTTCACCGAGCAATTGCTCGACTGTTTGGATCGTAGCCAATTGCTTCATAAGATCAGCAACGGACATTTCACCAAAAATCTTAGTTCTTTCACCTGGTGATACCGAACAAACAATAGAGGCACGATTATGCAACCGCTGATCGGTTAAATCAATCCCAGCATCCTTTTCAGCTTGATACGTGCGCACTTAAAAACCCCCTGTCATTCAGATTATACACAATCATTGATGGAAATTACACGAAAACGAACTCAAAAAATTACTTTTCATGTTCGCCGCTTATGCAAAAAATCAATCACATCAGCTTTAGCCTGCTCGTCATCGTGAAGAATCTTTGACGCGAATCCTTTGTCGTCAAGCTCGGCATGAGCGTCAACAGCCAATTCTTCAGGACTTGGAAGGTAAAATTGCCGCCTTTCCTTCATGCCATTACCATCGACATTTTCAAGCGTATAGGAAAACGCCACTTCCTTTTTACCATCCCACACAGATTTTGAAATTGAACATTCGTGTGCTGGAACTAACACGCCGTTAACAGTGAGAACCACTTGCCGAGTCGCCGTATCCAAAGAAACTGTCGCAATTGCCATTACTTACCTCCCAATTAATTCCAAACTTTTGTTCTACCACCCAGAAAAACTCTGACATCTTTTGTACCATATGCTTAGTAAACCATAGCAGCCCACGCCAGAACAGTCAACATTCGACGCTCTTTCGCAGTCGGCTCCTTTTGGACTGATGTGGTAAAACTAACCACATAATCATTGTAGAAAATCTTCATACGAAGAGCATCCTTTTTTGCAGTGCCCAATTTTTTGGCCATAAATTCTTTCGTTACCGTATCTCCCGGACGCAAGACAGACAAGAGGCCGCGTTTGACCTCTTCCAATTCGGTTCGCTGAGCCTTGGTTAGAGATCGCATGTTTTTAGCTTGGCATTGTTTCAGATAGGGGGTGTCTATTAACCGATCAATTTGATCCATGAAGTTGTCGGCAATGACACTTATAACAGAAAGGGATTTAGGTGTGCGTTGATCTCTTGGCGCGGTATCTTTGGTGGATGGAGGTCTTCCCGTAGGATTGTCTCCATCATCCTTGGGTTGATCCCCTTTCGGATTATCTCCACCTCCATTATCATCCTTACCACCTTTATCATTACCTTTGAGATCGCGCATTTGTTTAACTTTCACAAGTTCAATCGCAAGATCATTTTGTTTCTCCAGGACAGAGAATGGCCGATTATAAGGATTAGATTTCTCTAACACACCTGGACTTTCTTCTCTGATTTTTTGCTCAGACTTCATCCTCTCAAGTTCAATCATATAATTAACACCAAAAACTTCGGTGGCCTTTTCAGATGAAATAATACCACGATCAAGCAACTGAATCATCAATTGCTTTTCCGCCGCTTCATCTCTCAAGGACATATTGCCAAAATTAATCGCCGGAATCTTTTTGAACCCCATCGCGTCTGCGACCAATTGCAATTCAGTTTTCATCCATCGCACAGTGCGCTCTCGCACATATTCCAGTCGCTCTGCCAAAGTTTTTAACTGAACAAAAGCCGATTGAGCATTTCGTGTCCCCAAGTCTGCTCCACCAACGAGTGAATCTGGAATACCCAAACCTCGGACAATATCAGCGTTGACCCCTTGGTACTTTTCAACTCCTAGAATTTTGTCGGTAGGTGGATACTCGATTTGAAGATCGATCATATCGTCCCACACAAGGTCCATGACCCCTCCACCAACATTATGCTGAAGAATACCAATAAGTTTATCTACCGCCGCAGCCGTTGGGAGAATTTGTTGATCAGATTTACCCAATTTCCAAAGACGCACGACATTGATAACGCCATCAAGAGCAGCCATGTCGGCCAATCTCATTTTCTCCTTAAACATGATATCCTCAAGGACACCATACAAAAATGGCGTGCCCCAATCTTCCCAATCATCTTTCTTGTAATAATCGACATAGATTTTATCCATGTCTAGTTCAACCAGAGCACTACTTTTTTTGGCTGCCGCGACTACTTCTGGAGGAAGCTTCGTTACAAAAGCCTTTTCGGCTCCGGTTTTTGGCCGCTTAATTGCATTGGCTAGTTTTTTTGGAATACGCATCCCTAATGCATCAGCCCCAAAGAATCGTCCAACCTCGCCACCAATCTTTTCAATAACGACAGGAGAGAGAAACGTATAACTCCAAGGAATTTCTCTCTTATTGGCCAGTTTCTTTATAGTTTTAATCTTTTCTGGTGGATCGGATACAGAAGGCTCAAAAATAGTATCTATAGCTGACACACCCCCCTTGGTCATTTCTCTAACGGCAGGCTTGGTGATAAATGCGTTTTTGCGACGAACAATTACATTGGCATCTCGCATCAATAATTTCATAAAATCATGTGCGCGACCCGTCAGATTGACACGATTAGCCCACTCACGAAAGAATCTTTCTTGAGTTTTTGTTGGGTGCTGTAATTCCAACCCCTCTGCGGCAAAATCGGTCATCATATCAATAACATTGCGTACCATACCAACCTTACGATAAACAGCCTGACAAGCAAGAATAATGTCTGCATGTTCAGAAGGGAGCTTATCATGCGGACGATCGGCGTAATAATCGTGGCGATTATGCCCAGTCCGCAAATTTACATCTGATGCTATGGCTCGATTTGCAATACCCTGTGACGTGTGGCATATTTCCGGCAAAATGTGTTCGGCAACACTTTCAGCCCCTTGGGTGTATAGCGCCTTTTCTTCTGGTTTGCCGTCGCTTGATTCTTTTTCTGCCATTTTATCTCCTATAGAATCAATGGTATTACAATGGAACAACAGTCATATTGATTATACACCATCAACTTTAAATTTGTTTACCTTTTCTTGAATTACATGGTCCACACAAAAGGGACAGATTTTTGAGAGCGAATAGGGCTAGTATTTCTTCAGTATGATTCGCAGAAGCTAATGGAATAATATGATCAATTTGAAATCCACTTTTATTATAGGAAACGCCACAAGATGGGCATTTATTTTGTTGTTCATTCCTAATATTCTCCAGGTAACTTTTTAGGTCGCACGACGTATATGGAAGTAATTTGAAACATCCAGCCCCCTTGCTTTTGAGGGCTAACCTAAGTTGCGTTCTTAATCGATGAATGTAGGCCCACTTAGGCTGGGATAGGCGTCTCTTTTGCCACTCACTGTTCCTGCGCCGAACTCCGGGGTTTTCCGCATACACTTTCCTGCACAAACTACATCTGGGGCCACGCCTCGGACGTAAACGATGCTCAACATTGCCATGAATAGGGCATACAGCTATTACTCTATTATCTCCCAAAAAAGAAACGATGCGATGTGAAGGAGATTTGCCATTTTTGCACTGAGTACTTATCCCTATGACAAAAGCCTTATCCCTAATCTGGCTTGATGACCGATTTATAAATTCGGAGCATTTTTTAGACCCACCAGTAGAATAATAACGCCGCAACAAATTGATTTCTTCATTAGTCCAATCACGGTATTTTATACCAAGATCATATGCTTTATGGGCAATCGCATTTCTGGTTCGATCTGGCAACTTGTCATAACATCCGCCATTTTTATATGAATAATTAGTTTTGAGTATATCTAATTCCCTATCTGTCCATCTTGGAACCATTATTCTAATCTTCCACCCCTCTTAACTGCGCCATAAGAGTTGTTCCCATCCCTAGTCTGCTTACTATTACGCATCCGCCCCAGTCCGCTACCTCTGTAAAGCGGCTCGTCCTCGGGAGCTTTTAATCGCTTTTCAATGTTACCAGCCACATCCTCATAATCAATGTCGTCATCTGGAGCTGTCCCCGTATCATAAATATACTTATGAGACAATAAAAGAGCCGTATAACGGTCCTTACGGAGCCTACCTTTGCGACCTCGACCCTCTACGGCACCCGGCTGAACTACTTGGGGAGTATCGAATCTTTCCTTACCCGTTGCCGTTGCGCTCATTTGGATTGTACAGAGTTCGTTTTTTAGTTCTTCCAGATTAAACACATTCTCTTCAAAAGTGTCGAAAAGAATCCCCGCAGACTTCTCAACTTCCATTGCGGAATACATTTTCACGCTATCAAAAGCTGGGAACAACAAAGAACGAGTTTCTAGACTCTTATGAAGAACAGAGTTTGCTTCCTGATTAAATTCAGAAGTCTGTTTGACAAGATGCAAAATGTGGCGTCCATCTGTTTCTCCATCGGTGGATTTCGGATCATCGAAATCTATGACTTCATAAATTGGGAAATCACCCACGGTTATATCGAGCAACTTTTTATTACGCAACATCTCGGCTACGGCATAACCCCCGCCTTGACTATCCATTTCAATCCGCACTGGATTGAATAACCGAGTAATCTCACGAATCCTAGAACAACAGTAGGCATAATAGTCATCGTCAGTAACCAGTCCACGCTTCTTCCTCTTAATAAACTCCTTTTTGTTTACTGCCCAACAGTAAACTGCACGATAATGATTGGCCCAGACTTCTGTCACCGTAATAGCCAAATTGTCTCTCTCGGAAGCGGGGTCGATACCCATCACATATTTGCGACCAGGATGACCTTTCATCAACGGGGTAAAAGTTACCACACCATCAGGCGTTTCTATGGGCTTATTCGGTCCAACGGTACATCCCTCAATCAAACTACGAGGATAAAATCCGTCAGAATCGCTAACAAAAATCGCCCCATATTCCATTAAATAGATATTACGAGGAAGGGTAGCCTTGGCGTGTGCCAACTGTCTTTGATCAAGAAGACCTGCTGGTAAATGGTTGTGCGGAATTCGCATAACAGCATAATCCCGATGGTTGAAACCATCTGGGATAAGATTATCACCTCCGAAAATCTTTGATACCTTTTCTAAATCACCTTTACTCCTAATAATATCTTGCCACATTTCATAGCGTTGCGCAAAATGGTTAAAACCATAATAGGCAGTACCAGAATAGACAATCTGGTTGCCATGCATTTTACCATCATCCTTAATAAGACTTCGGCTAATATCAATAGGGAGATTCAATTTATCAAGGTCTTTCTTAAAAGCGCATTTCCTCGCTTCTTCTACAGGAGTCTTGGCAGTCGCCGCAAAACCACGAACCACCACATCAAACACATCTGCGGGGATTGAAGCAAATTCATCGGCGATTACCACGTTCGCCCTGAAGCCACGAATCTTCGTGCCGTCGCCCAAAGGCAGCGCGTAAATAATTGAATCTCCAATACGAAAATAACAGAGGTCCACATTCTGTCGTGGACCAGCCTTTTTTCCTCCACCAACAATATCCCTCAAAACAGGAGAATTACCCCACATAGTATCTATGTAATTAAAAACCAATCGAGCTTGTCTCAAGCCAGCACCAACGATAACTACTTTTGTTCCTGGATCAAGCAAAGCTCGCAAAACCGCATAGACAGCCAGCATGAAAGATTTACTTCCACCTCTACATGCGATCAACATTGGGAACGGAGTGTCCCACAACATTTGCAATATAGCTATTTGTACGGGGAAAAGATCAATATTCAAAATGGCCTTGGCGGTCCAACCGATATTGTCGATATCAAGCATTCGTTGGATAACTGCGTGGTCTAGCGTTTGTTGTGATTTCTTAAGATCAGTGAAAATATGACGCTTAACCGTGGGCACACGATCTCTGTAAGGAAATAAGTAGCCATAGCGGCCCTGTTCAGAATATAATAAGTCTTGAAGACTAAACGGTGGTTGAGATTTACTGACCATACACAACATCTTCCTCTTTCGCCCAGTTTTTTCTCATTGTTTTCGGATATTCTGTTTGATCAACGCCCAAAATAATCCCCCTTCGGTGGACCATCAGCAGATGGCGATTGGTTCTTCTTGGTATCCCGCGATACCCAGCGATCCTTCTCTACTCGAACAACTTCTTCAAAAATCAACTGAGCAACCTTTCTACCACATTGTCCTGCAAAAAACACAGGAACGCCATGTTTAATCGATAAATTAAGTAACCATCTTATCAATGATTTTCCAGGTACCCCTTTAGAAAACTGAGGTGGTGACAACTCCAATATATCTGGAGTCATTGACGATTCGATAACAATGTAAGCGTATTTAATGCTAGACATGCGTTTCATTTCATCTTCAAACGCAGGTCGTCTTTTAGCAGCATAATTTCCCCATAGTTCAGAAAAATCAGCTTTTCGTTCAATTGTCAAAATATCTGTATAACCTACTAAACTGTAATCGCCAGTCTGAAGAGTGTCAATAACCATACCCGCACATCGCGGAGAACGTCGCTCGGGATGATGAGCATCAAAGTCCCACCCCTTTTGCTCACGAGTATCTTTTGTCACTACATAACTAGGAAGAATTAGTCTAGACATTTAATTACCTTAAGCTTCAGTATCAGCGCCACCACCCAAACCTATTACAATCAGCAGTCACCATACGATAAATCAATTCATCAAAATCAATTTTGGGTCTCCATCCCAACTTCTGGCGGGCCTTTGTGGAATCAGCATGTAATAAGTTCACATCAACAGGCCGATAGAGTTTTGGATCAATTGTCACATAATCTCGATAATCCAAACCAATTATGCCAAAAGCAATTTTCAAAAAATCTCGGACTGTATGAGTTTTCCCCGACCCTAAGACATAATCTCCTGGCGCATCTTGTTGCAACATCAGCCACATACCTAAAACCATATCTTTTGCATGCGACCAATCACGTTTGGCCTCTATGTTGCCGAGAGCCAATTTTGGCCAATCATCCGGAAGAATACCGCAATTGTTCTCTATGGCTACAGCAAGCTTAGCTACATACATAGTTATTTTGCGCGTAACAAACTCTTCTCCACGACGCTCACTCTCGTGATTAAACAAAATACCGCCACAAGCGAATATCTTATATGCCCGACGATAAAGGCCAACGTACATGTGGGCCGCTAACTTGGCGACAGCATATGGGGAATTAGGGTTAAAGGGAGTTTCTTCATTTTGGGGAGAAATATTTGTATCACCGAATAATTCTGAAGTACTTGCTTGATAGAATTTGCTCTTAGGGGAGCATTGACGAATAGCCTCTAGAATATGCAGTGGCCCCATCGCATCGATACAACAAGTAGTTACAGGCTGATCAAAAGAAACACCCACATGGCTCATCGCAGCAAGATTATAAATCTCATCTGGCATAGTCCCAGAAATCAATCGATGCATACAAGTTGCGTCAGTAACATCTCCTTCTATAAGTTCAAATTGAGGATTATCCATCAGATGGGATATGCGCTCTGTGGTATTCACAGAAGACCGCCTAATCATTCCATAGACCTTATATTTTTTGTCAAGCAACAATTCACAAAGGTAGCTACCATCTTGACCGTTGCAGCCCGTCACCAAAGCAGACTTAATCATTGTTCTTTCTCCTATTTCTACCCATCGAATTTTCCTGCCTCTTGTTCTTGTTTGAGCTTTTCTACAGTCGTCATTTTTTGCAACATCTCATCTTGTTGGTCTGCGTTCATTTTTTATTTCTCCGTCGCCTTCCATACTCCTATGTTACTTTTCTTCGACAGGTTCGTAGGTCGCCCGGAATATATCCGGTCTGCACGGGTAGTGCTCGCCCGCAATTCCTCGGATCACATAATCCCCATCACTCACTAGCATATTCCCCTCTAGGGTATTCACAAAAAACAGGTCCGCCGAATCGTAGCGTATTTGATACTCTTCGCACAGCGATCGATCATACGTCCACAAGCCGGGCGTGAACACAATAGCCTCAATGACAATAGGTTTTTTCCGGTACTTACTCATCTGCTCGTCCTCCTACCATAGCAACCATTTCCTGTGGAATAGGAGACACACGAGCGTTCTGATCTTCATTGTCCAAAGCCTCAATATCTTTCATGCAACAATTTTTATACTTTTTCTTACTACCACATAGACATAACCAATTCCTACCCCATTTTGCTCGTTTACGAGTAATGGGCATAGTCACACCAGCAATACGTCTTTTCAAACTTCGTTGCTCACTGGGTCTATCAACATCTCTAGACAACGGCCTTTTCTCCATACTGAACTCCTCTCTCTACACAACTTAAACGAGTATTCATTTCCCAACAATGTTTAACAGCAATATCGCGCCCCACTATTTCTGTCTTCTTACAACATTCGATCCATCCCAATGAATGAAAAATAGTAGTCAAACGATTAAAATAAGTGTGCGAGTTTGCCACACGCTCCATCGCACCACGGATTTGTGCAAATCGAAATTCGGCATCATTAATGGCAGCCAAAGTACGATCAATAAAATTAACAGTCTTCGTCGCTACTGCCACATGTTCCCCAAGATATTCAGCGGCCAACGCATTATTGACAACTTGATATCCGCCACAAAGGGGTATGGTAAAAAGTCGTTCATTAACAGATGTCCCCATTTGCGATTGCGTTTGCGTATGCACATTGGGGCATACTTTGGCGGTCGCATAAACTTGAGCCAACTTATCTGAAGAAAGCGGGCCGCTGTAGCTCAATCCTGTTTGATTCCACAACTCATTTCCAAAAATCTGATACGTGTGACCAAGACAATCAAGTTGCCGAAATAAAGGAATAAGCAACTTTCGAGTGACCACAGGACGATGATCAAGATTAGCCACTATTGCCACATCTGTTAGTGGATTACAATTCATAGGCAAAGCCCTGACAATGTTCCCAGCCATGGGCAAATGAGTCAGAGGCAAAACCGCATCGACCCAATCGCCCAAATAGATAGACCATACGTCCGGTTGTAAGTGCGTATGCAATATCCCTAATCCAATACGATCCAAAACTGCAATTTCATCTGTATGAGCCCCTCCCTTCGCATCGAACGGCAAGACACTTACAATCACCGCAATTTTACGGTCGTTAATAACGTCAATCGGCAATTGACGAATACCATAGCGCGAAGAAGACATAATTAATTGGACATTATGTTTTTCGATCAATTCGCGGGTGCCCAATTTAGTCTTAGGATCACATACATAAACGATCCAACCCGTTGCTCGTAAAGCATCAACATAGCCCCTCTGAGACATTCCATAAGTGGCTCCCGGTCTTGGAATATATAGTGCAGTCTTGCTCATTTTAATCATCTCCAAAATCGGTTTCTTCATCAACCAAAATCGGTTCAATGCTCCCGTTCGGAAATTCTTGCGGTTGACGGAAAACTTTCTTAACATCATTGGCGGCAAGTTTAGTTAGTTGAGCATATTTCCCCTGACGGTCTCGCTCGTCCTGTGAATGTTGAAGAGTAGCCACAAGAGAAAAAAAAGTCTCTTTCCCACCCCTAAGTTCATCCAAACGATCCTTACGAGTGGCAGCTAAACTGCTGTAAATCTTTTGTCGTTCTTTTACTAGAGCATCATACCTATCATTAACACTCTTAAGATAGCGATATCTATCTTCTAATTGCCGTTGTTGCATAATTCTAAATTTGACAACATCTTTATCTTCATCTGCTTGCTTAGGGTTTTGAACAAACCATTCCTGCAAATCTGCTATTTGTTGTTGTAATGATCGAACCAAAATGAGTTGCCTATCTACCAAAATACGATGCTTAAGGAAATCATCTATCTGAAAGAACTCACTCAGTACGATATCTTCAAATTGACAACACAGGTTACCATAATCCTCAATGTATACATCAACTTCATGCGATTCAAATTGTTTGCGAATAGTTTGATAAAGATGTGTCTTCTTGAATTGTCCCCTGAACCATTGAGCTTTATCGGATTCGTTTAACCCCGGCTGAGGGGTACACAACATGGGAGCATCAGAAATCCCTATCTCGGCTGGTTGACCCGATTTCTTGATAATCCCCAGACCTCTGCGTCGTTTGCTAATGGTATCGATGTTCCAACGATAATGACATTGATCCAATAGTACTTCCTGGATTCTTTTGTCAGTCCATCCTTGCCGCAAACCATCTTCGAATATTTTGATAGCTTGAGGATCATTGGCCAAACGACGGAATTTAGCCATAACTATCCCTTTCTGTCAAAAGACGTGCAACTTCTGTACGGACACTATCTATTAAAGCCTTCCTAACTTTATTGCCACTTACTAAATTATCAAAAGCCACCAAGAGTTCACCCGAAAGATTGCTCCGTAAATATTCCAACGTTTCATTACAAATGGCGCGACCCAAAGGGTCAGCATCAATAGAACTAGACCCAAGAACAACACCCCCAGAATCAGCATTGCCACTATCTAGAGGCAGAGCATTGATTAGATTAATGCGAACATGCGCATGGCCAGATGTCTCCACGTCTGATCCAGGACGAAAATACTTATCTCGTTTCAAGTTCTTGAGACGATTGGATACGTGACTCACCAAATAATTTTCAAGTGGACCTATGGATGGATCGTATCTCTCGACAGCATCGAGACACATCAACCAAACTTCTTGCGAAACGTCATCACCAGTGTAATACGCAAAAGCCCCATTTTTCCTTCGAATAGTGGCTATGCGTTGGATAATCGGATATGCTTCATCCAGCAGAGTTTGACTCACCATCGCTTTGGTCCTCTAACGCTCGCTTAACAATACCTTCTCCGACTACAGGATCGGGATCGTCCCTGTCAAGGTCATCATCTACCTGAGCCTCTATCTTGTCAGTCCCCTTAGCCGTCAAATTCACCATTACTCGTGTTGCTTCTAATTCACTCATTTTATCATCACCCATTTTTTATACACCGTCCGATAAAATCTCCCCCTATAGTACTATACAGAGCCTTTTGGTCAAAAGCGCTCCATCTTTTTATTTTTTCCAAACAAAAGTGGCTCCTATACGTATAACCCTTTGTGATATCTAAGTTTATGGGGAAGTGGTCTTTTCAGCAGGGGATGTTACTATGGTAGTGCTGGAACTGTGAGTTCTGCTACTATCCAGAAATACATAGAAAACCAGAAACACAATGACTAACACCAAAGCATTCAAATACAGATTGTATCCAACCAAGAAACAAGAACAAGGTCTACAACAGACTTTGACCACTTGTAGGTTCTTGTATAACAATGCTTTGGCTCAACGAATTGACACCTACAAAAATACTCAAGAATCAGTCACTTATTGTGACCAAGCAAATACACTTGTAAAACAAAAGAACGACTACCAAAAACAAGTCCACTCACAAGTGCTACAAGAATCACTCAAACGTCTTGACACTTCCTTTGGGAACTTCTTTCGTAGAATCAAACAACAGAAGGCAGGAAAGAAAGTCAAAGCAGGTTTCCCACGTTTCAAGCCAGACCAGCGTTACAATTCGTTCTGTTACCCACAATCAGGTTTTAGATTAACCAACGATAGTAGGAGAATTACACTCAGTAAGATTGGTGATGTAAGACTCAAATATTCAAGACCAACAGAAGGTAAGATTAAAACTTGTAGAATTGTTCGTGATGTAGACCAATGGTTTGTGGTTCTAACTTGTGAGCAAGAAGTTTCTGAGCCACTCAAATCTACTAATCCTACAGTCGGTGTTGATGTGGGTATTAAGACCTTTGCTTTTCTTTCAGATGGAACGCAGTTTGAGAACCCACGTCATACACGGAACTCAGAAGTTAAGTTAGCACAAACACAACGTAGATTGTCACAGAAAGTAAAAGGCAGTCAGAACAGAAACAAACAACGACTTGAAGTTGGGAAGGTACATCGTAAAACACGTAGACAACGTGAGGATTTCTTACATAAGTTAAGTAGGGAGTTAGTAGACAATTACGGTTGTCTTGTGTTTGAGCAGTTAAACATTAAAGGAATGGTTCGTAATCACAAGTTAGCTAAGCATATAAGTGATTGTGCTTGGAGAAAACTAATTGAGTATACTACATACAAAGCGGAGGAAGCTGGTGTGGAAGTTAGATTAGTTAATCCCAAGAATACAACTCAGATGTGTTCAAGTTGTGGTAAGATTGTTCCAAAGACTTTAGCAGACAGAACTCATGATTGTTCTCACTGTGGCTTAGTGATGGACAGGGATTTGAATGCTGCTAAGAATATATTAAGTAGGGTAGGGACTACCCAAAGTTACGCCTATGGAGATTTAACCGCTACTCAAGGACATTGTGTTCTTGAGCAAGTTGAGTCTGTGAAGTAGGAATCCCCTCCCCTTGTGGGAGGGGTAGTTCAAGATAAAAGATACCTTATTATTAAGAGACAAGACAAACCAACGGATGAGAGGCAAATGTGATCAAGCTAATCCACAAAAAAATCGAAGATATTTATAAATCGGAAATTGGAGATGTCAATTTAATTATTGCAGATATCCCTGATTGTCTAAATCAAAAATATCCCGATTACATAGACAAAATGACCCACGGAGAATATACACATAAATTGCATTGCTGGTTAAATAAGATGGTAACACTAACAGATGGTCCTATATTCCTTCTATTCAACGAACGCTGGACAAAAGAGATTGAAGATGCTATTAGCAATACCAATATTCAACTAATCCAACGATTGTTATGGCAATACAATTTTGGAATGGATCAATCTCGTCATAATAGATATAGTTTATGTTATAGACCAATATATTGGTTGAATAATCCCTATATGCAACCAGAAAATATTAAAATACCAAGTGATAGACAATTGAAATACGGCGATTCAAGAGCGGCAATGAAAGGTAAAATCCCACAAAATGTTTGGAGTTTCCCTAGGATTTGCGGAACTTTCAAAGAACGCAAAAAATGGTTCCCAAACCAAATTAATCAAAAAGTAATTGAACGTATTATTTCAGGACATTGCCCTGAGAACGGAACAATTTTAGACCCTTTTATTGGAAGTGGAACCTCAGTTTTTGCCGCAATTGCAACAAATAGAAACGCCATTGGCTCAGATATAAGCAAAACATGCATTGAAAAAATTAGAAAAAGTTTAAAGTTATGACCAAACAATGTAAACAATGCAACAACCCCTTCCAATACAGACGAAACCGAACTTTCTGTTCTCGCCAATGCTATATAAAATATCAAAATAAAATAAAGAAAATCCCGAACATTATATATTTTGCTGGTACTACTCCAATACAAGGAAACTAACGGAAATGAATAAAAATAAGGTGGAGACAATACTTAGTGACTGGATAATAGCCATAGAATCGGGACGATCCGGGTCTTTACATAAAATAAAGAGGCTACCAGATGGTTCACATGGACGAATTAAACGAACAAGCGGCAATCCAATTGTTTTTGATGCCAAATATCATAAAAACATGGGAATATTAAGGAGTCAGCTATGCGCAGAACTTCCCCATCTAGCTGATGTCATTCGCAGTGATCCTGATTTATTTAATGGTTTTGCTTGGACAAGAGGTGATTACGTTGAACTGTATTTCTCACATTACGAAATGGTTATTGCCAAAATCCGACGCGCACTGCCTAGTACCTAATCGTATTGGCTGCGACATTTGTGGCAAATACCGAGAAAACGTTAAAATAATTCTGTCCGGTATCTGCATCTGCGATCAGTGTGTGGAAAAGATTCTCATATGGTATGTCTATACTTTTCCTATTAAATCCCTGTGTCCCCATTGCCTTAACAAAAAAAGCAATAAACAATGTAGATACTGCAATTTAAACCTACTTCTCGCGAATGCAATGAAAACTATACCTAGCGATGATTGATTTGGTTGGACAACGATTTGGGCGACTTAACAAGGAGAAACAATGAGCAATTATGCGAAAGATGATATCGACAGGTGGTTCGAGTTCAGCTACTTACCCTCTAAAAGAACAATCTACGTTGGCTCTCGGGATTCTGAAACACAAAGTGGAGAAGGTGAATCTGGAACTGACTGCAAAATGAGCGAATTTTTCCTTAAGGCAATGCTCCACCTTACCAATGTGTCGTCCAAGCCTATTTTTGTTCACATGAACAACATAGGTGGAGATTACCAGCACGGAATGGCGATATACGATGCCATCAGATTATCCCCAGCACATGTTTATGGAATTGCCTGGAGTTACGCGACGAGCATGGGCTCCATTATCCTACAAGCTTTTGATACTAGAATAATTACACCAAATTGTATTTTCATGCTACACGATGGAACCGAAGAATTAAGCGGTACTTGCAAAACTGTCGAAGCGTGGGCTAAAAATACAACAAAAACACGACAACTAATGTACAAAATTTATTACAGTAGAATGAAAGCGTCAAAGCCTCGCATTACAATAAAGAAAATTGAAGAATTATGTTCCCACGATACAATTTTCAATGCCGAAGAGGCGGTAGCTAGTGGCCTTGCTGACTGGATCATGGAGGGGATAAATGATCAATATAGATTTTTCGCAACAGATACACAAGACGCCAAATGGACCTCTGGAATGACAAGCGATAAGCGTGAGATAGAAGGTGAGCACGAAGCAGAAGAAAATGGTGACTAATAATGAATCTGAATGTTTTCCAAAAACAAGCTAGAAGGACGGCAGTATACCCCAATGTCGGCAATAACATGTTGTACCCTGTTCTTGGATTACTGGGGGAATGTGGAGAAATATGCGAAAAAGTAAAAAAACTAGAACGCGACGACAATGGAATAATGACTGATCAACGTCGAGAAGCAATCGCAAAAGAGCTAGGTGATGCAATGTGGTATATTTCCAGCATTTGTTCGGAAATTGGCGCAGAATTGGATATGGTCTACGCAATGCGGGGTTTCAGGGCCGCCAATCATACCGGAGGTTTCGATCTATCAAGGGTCACACTCCACCTAATGTTTTGCGCAACAGAAGTGGCCAAAGCCATCGAATCGTGGTACTACCATCATAACAGTGCAATTCATCAGCACCCCTATTATATGGACACCACATCCCAAATGTCATATGTTATACATTGCATAACGGAAATCGCTCGTCAAGTTTGCAATATGTCTATTGAAGAAATATGTGCAGCTAATATGAAAAAGTTGTTAGATCGTAAAAGTCGCGGAACTCTATTAGGAGAAGGCGATAATCGCTAGAGTAAATGGTGTATAATAACTATGATAAAAGTCCTATTCTATAAAAAGAAGGGATACAATCAATGATTGATGTTGCTTGGATAGTTATTCGAAAACAAAGCCGTTTCCTATTAGCACAACGCTCCCCTAACGACAAGGCGGGTGGAGCCTGGGTGTTCCCAGGTGGCAAAAAGGATTCAATAGATAATAATTTGATCCAAACTGCTCGCAGAGAACTATTAGAAGAAGTGGGGCTAAAAGGTAGTGACTTCCACCAATTGTTGCAAATATCCCAAAATAAGTATCGCATTTGGATTTTTGCGTGTCTCAAGTGGATCGGTCAACCACAACCTAATTGCAACGATATTGTCGGCATAGGATGGTTTACGTTACAAGAAATGTACGCAATGAAAGAGAACTTAGCTCCGTATGTCAATACCATGCTGCCTGAACTTGCATATTGCGCACAACACTACAAAGCCCATCCAGAAGAATGGAAGTGGTAGCAAGAGAAAGCTGGTGGATTCTATGGCAAAAATTATAAAACCGGTTTTAGCAGAAAAATTTGAAAATCTATTGTGGGCGAACACCCCCGTCGATTGGATTGTTAAAGGACTTTTCATAAACGGCGCTCTTCATATCATAGTTATTCTCCCACAACACAACTCTTATAGAATGCGAAGAAAATTCCCCATAGACGTACTCGAAGCAAGAAAAGACGATTTACAAGGGCTAGCTCAAGATTGCGTACATGAGATGCGATCTGAAACCGATAAAATTCCGCAATAAGGAAAATAACGTGCATATTTCACAGAATAATCGCAAGCCCATATTGGAGTTCTTACTACATAGATGGCAACTCTTAACATCACTTTCGGCAGCAGAAATAGTATGGTATGCAGAAAAAACTTGCGATCCAAAAGATGGTGACCTTATACAACTAATACCCATCGTCATTTCCGCCCAGCCTACAAAACAGATTATGATAATTAAACGACACATCATCTCCATATTGCCAGAAGCAAGGTTCATAGACTACAATTACGAGACTCCCTGCGAACTTATTCCCAAAGATTTTATAGAACTTTATGCCAACGAACAAACACAGTGCATTAGCAAAGTACGGGAACTCATAAAGAAGCTCAAAGTTCAATGAAACAAGAACGCGCCCTAGAACGTTGTTTACAGAACCCAGATTATCTCGTCGTCGCCGGGTCTAAGCTATATGGCACCGCCACTCCAAAAAGTGACCACGACCTTAGAGGATTCGTGGTGCCCCCTTTCGAGTACACGACAGGTCTCAGTAGATTCGACCAACAAGTCATTCGAGAACCAGACACGGTAATCTATTCCATCAAACGAACATTCGAATTGTTGATTAGGGGAGACCCACTCATCTATGAGATTCTGTGCGCACCAGAACCAAATATTATTGAACAGAGCGACATTGGTAGGGTTTTACGCCGAAATCGCGAACTGTTCGCTTGCAAAAAATTCGCTCGCCGTATCAGCGGATACGCTCAATCAGAATGGCGCAAAGTTACTGGCACCCAATTGGTCCCAATCAAAAGAACACCAAACGAAGATGAAGTGATTGAAAATATCCGCCAAATATTCCGTCCACAGAAAGGAGAAATGGATGAAATTATTCGTCTTCTACTCTTACGATACCCCAGAGAGACAAGACCTGCCCGACGCAAACTAGGGGCGAAAAGGAAACTCCAGATAGAGAGATATGGATATTGTACCTCCAGCGCATCACACACTATTCGGCTTTTGGGCCAACTCAAAGAATTGATGGAGACTGGCAATCTTACTTTTCCTAGACCTGATGCCAAACTCCTGCTAGCAATCAAACAAGGAACCGTGAAGCTCGCACAGGTAACGGAAATCTATAACGAATCACTACACGAAGCTAAACAAGCAGAAGGAAACTCCACGCTTCCTGGTCGTGCGCCAATCAAAAAGATAAGGGATATCTTCCACGAAATTATTGCAGCAGCATTGATCCAAGACAAACGGGCTACGACCTACGCCCAGGCTTATCGAAAGAAGTGGGAGTGATGGGGAAAACTATACCTGTTGAATGTGCTGTTTGCGGCACAACTTTTGACAAGCCACTCAAACGATTCAATCAAACGATCAAGCTGGGTAAGCAACACACATGCTCTCGCACGTGCGCCTCTAAACTCACAAATGAACAGCGTAGATGCGAACCAATTACTTCGAGTGCGAAGAACACCCGTAAGGACAAGGAGAAATATCCTGAGAAAAACAAGGCTCGCGAATTGGTGCGTCGAGCATTAAAAACTGGCAAGCTCATACCACCAGAAGAATGTGAGTATTGTTTCAGGGACGACAAATCGTTGGAGGCTCACCATCCAGATCATTTAAGACCATTTTTGATTTCGTTTTTTTGCAAAGAATGTCATGCGCTCGCAGACAGCGATTCGGATAAATGGGAAGATTTGGCAACCGATTACTCTAGCCAGATCAAATCATAACTCCTCATCGTGAGGATCGAACTGACACGCCTCCCCTTCGCCATATGGCAAACGATAATTGCTCAAATCGAATGGCAATAAATCAATATCTGTTTTGGTTTCATTTAATGTTACTTCCACAGCCTCCATCCCGCATACAAATGCCACAAACGCTTCCGTATTTGCGCCAAGACTGTCTTTCCAACTAGGCAATAAGGCAATCTTATTGCATCTATTGACGATTGCGTTGATATCTGTTGTCATACAACTCGCAAATGAAGATCGAAGGTAACTCCCATGTTCCGATGGATTAAAGACCGTAAATCCTTTATCTCTTAATAGACCGGCCACCAAAGTGAACATTTCTTTATTCAAATTGGGAATACCCCGCATACATCCTGCGAGATAGAAATCGTACTTCTTCTTTTTTTTCCCAAACACATTAACCCCCTAGTCAACACGACTCATCCCATCATCTTCCCGCCTTCATTCCTCCTAATGTCTCTAGATAAACCAACGAATCCCTTTCTTAGACACAAGTCGGCACATCGTTGTCTGCACGCATCCCAAACGAAGCGGCATTGATTCTTAATGAAAAGATAATCAAATGGGTCCATCCCGGCCATAAGGAGTTCATGGCACCACGCATCGAATTCTAAATCTAACGTTTCCACTACTCTTCCCTGCGCTTCCAAATAGCATCTTGCTTGCGTTTGATCATTATATCGAATGTCTCGTTTGATAGAGGTTCATGTTCATCGGTGTCCGCATCAGCCTCATCGCTCGACGATATAATTGGCGCGTCTTCCTCTGACCCATCTTCAACAAAATCGAAGTGAAGTTGTTCGCCCTCCATTGTGTCGTAGCCTCCCTTAAATCAATCAATTTCGGCATTTTGTTCCGAGTCCTTTAGTATCAAAATCCCAACATCAGCTTGTTGCAATATATTTGCAATACGATATAAATTAACTGCAATGACAGTCATCGCCAAAGTCAATATAAACACCCTAATCCATTTACCCAAACTCGAAACACGAAAAACCTTAAACTGTGCTGGCTCCATCTTCCGTCTCCGTAACGGTGTTAAAACAAAACAGTTGTTGCAACACATATTCCCAATCTTCGCAATGGGCTTCTACGTGAGGAACATTATGATTGCGCAAAAATATCTCGATCTGATTATCAATCGAACGCGCTGTAGCCTCGTCATGGAAGCGTATACCGTTTTCTCGGTATTGCTGAAATCGTAGGAACACCATGTCGGTATAGTTATGAAGATCAAGCAACACCCATTTGTAAAGCTTGCTAAGTATCAAGCGGTTAACAGAGCTTCGGGTTTCTCCCCTATGTAAAGCTGCATAGATGTATGATAGGAATGTTGGACAATCCGAAACAACAATGTCAGATCGTTTTGCTGCATCCAACTCCCTGGCTCGTTGTCCTGCGTAAATCAAAATCTGTTCAGTAAAACCTGGATTGCGATCATACTTCTGAACAAAGGACGTAGCGTATTCTTGTACAGGAAAAGAGTTGCCGTCAAGCGTAGTGTTCAGTGCGGTGGTGAACAATCGAGACACTTCGGACTTTCCAGAGCTTGGTGCACCACAAATACCAATCCGACGAACAAAATAGTCCCAGGCAGAGAACGGACATGTAGTGAAGGCGTGTGGATACCCTAAAATCTGATGTAGAGGCGGGATATCCCGCTCACCACACACCTCACATTCTACGACAGCGACTTTGAGAGGAAGCTCCACGAAATCTACGGTCACAGCAATCCACAGATAACTAGGGAGTAGCAATTTATATCGTTGCTTTTTGACAACCAGTTCGGCTTGCGGAATCAACAAACGAGCAGCCTCGACAGAAAGCCCTACAGACTCTTCAACACGAACACCAGACAACTTCTTTCCGACTTTGTTTTGAAGAAAATGCCTGATTTGTCCACCTGTTGTCTCCACACGAATACGAGTATCTTTCGAGAGATAGTGGTCAACAACATCTATAGGGTCGGCTAACTTATGACCACCTTGATCGAGCAACCGTTTAATAGATGCGTAATCGAAAATATATGAGTCTTCCTTTTCATTATTGACCATCTAATTCTCCTACGTTGTTCGTCTTACAGCCGGACACATTAGGGTCAAGAATTGCAAAATCATTCAAACATTTCTCCAACTCTTCTGGACCCATCCTGATAGTGAAAAAATGGCCATTAGTTTTAGGATTGTAATCTTCTGCCATAATGCCAAATACAGTTATGTCCCCAACTTCATACTTGTATAATGCGGCAGTAACTCGATAGTTTTTAATGGGCAAACATTTATAGTGTAACCCCTTGGGACGAACTATCTGATTATGCCATTTCTCCTCAAAAGCGACACTCTCTTCTTTATCTACACTATTTATCAATTGCTCTCCTCTGTATCGTCCCAGGTGAGAACTAAAGCTTTCGTCTTAACTAAATCCGCCTGAAGTGATTCAATTCTTGCAGCCCGCATTTCTTCAGCACGCACAATAGCGCAAAGAGGGGTGATATGCCAATCTGATTTACCATACCAACGACCTTCTTTTTTATTTTTTCCAATGATAAAGAGAAAACTACCAAACTGCCAAATATCGTTTTTTTGGATACTTACAACCTGGACCCCTTCTTCCAGAGCATGTTTCGTAAGATAGATCGGTGTTTTTATATTCCAATTGACCGACATACACGTTCTCCCTACCTAATCACCACATTCTGGACTTATTGGCAATAATTCCAACAAAGATTGAGGAACAAATGATCCCTCCCAGGCACCCGCTTGTTCCCGTGCCATTTCGGGGGATAGGTCACTATTCATCCGATGATGTTCGCAAGCCATTGCGGCGAGTAATGTACCCTCATCTACAAGACAGGTATCCCAAACCATGACTCCACCACCAACTTCGTCACTAAAATATGTAAAGCCACCTACACAGTTAGGCTTCCTATACAATCGCGCTCCGTTGGCAAGACATCCCAAATCTTCGGTCTTATCCATTTTCCTACCTCCTCAATTCCAACAAAAAAGGGGGGATGGCCATCCTGGACCACCCCCGCCCTGGTTTACTAGTGAACCAACTTCACGTCGCTCTTACGGTACGTCTCAGGACGATCCGTAGTTGGACGCCCGCGCCCAAAATTAAGATCGACAAAACAGTCCGTTACCGCCTTGATCGTTCCAGTCTTTCCAATTATCTTCGGGCACTTATTACACTGAACCACCTCTACAACATCACCAATCTCCATTTTCTTCTCCTTTACACCTTAAAACCCTGAACACGAAAACACAAAAACACAAAAACACCAACCGAATATCATTAGGCTATATGTCTCCACCACTTGCCACGAGCTATATCCCCAATAGTGGTGTGACTCACATCAAATAATCCGGCAATACAACGATGCGTAAAACCATCAGCCAGTAATCGTTTAATATTACGGACCTGAGCCTCGAACAAAATAGAAGTTCCAATTTTAGAACCATAAGCTTTTGTCCCATGATCAATCTTATCTTTTTCATTTTCAACATAAGAGCCCCATCTTAAATTACTAAGATAATTATTTGATCTATTACCGTCTAAATGGCGAGTAATTTGACCGGATGGACACAACCCGACAAATGATTCAAGGACCAATCTATGGATTAACTTAGTAGATACAAAACTATTCCTACCATTTCTTAAACCAACTCGCAAATATCCGTCTCGATCAACAGAAGGCTTTAAGATTCTACCAACCCGAGCCCCATGCCCACGAGCTATCCTCTTAACTCGACCATAATCAGATACTTGATAAATGCCTGGATGACTTACGATATCTTTCCAAGTTTCATCGGTCATTATTCACCAGCCCTTAAGTGATTTAATAGCCCTAGCTATTGAAATAATCTGATCAGCCGCTATTCCTCGTTGAGCCTTACACACACCATAGCCAACTCTGTGTCCACCCCTCTTTATCGGTATGGAGGCTCTCATCTTGGCCTTCAATACTGCTACAGCATCATCGAGTTGGACCAACAATGCAGTATCGACATTAGCAAGATAATCCTCTTCAACATAAATGTTGGCTTTCTGTGCCATTATTCTACCTCAACATTGCCATATCTCTTCTCCCTTCGCTGCCGAGCTAGACACAATAGGGATTCAGCCTGCCATACAGAGAATTCACGGTTACAGGTATCGCATTGCATCATCCGATCGTCTCCCGATAAAATCATGGGCTTTAGCTGATCAATATCGTGATCACGATTCTTGCAAATCGGACATAGTTCGAAAGCTAACATCACAGGATTATACGTCTGGGGAGAGTATTTGTTTAATCTTTTTTCTGACATGCAAAAAGCTTCTCTTTATCGGTCTAAAATGGACCATAGACTTTCGGCGACCTCAGCCAATCTTTCTCTGCTGGGAAATGATACTGAAGTTCCGCTTATACCGATGAGGGGGCAAGAACCAGCCAATTCCATAGACGATGAATCGCGATTGGAAATTTCAACCACCGCCATAGCCACCAAAGGATCGAGATAGATTTCAACAATCCATCCACAACGAGGACACGCATTCGTCTCTGCCTGACTAAGCTCCCATTCCTCACTACAATGAAAACACTTGACTTTGATCATATCGATTCCTTCAAAGCTTTTTCTAGTTGCGACTGCAAAATACGGGCCAACCTATTATCCAATATAATGGTATTAGTCTGTGTAAAAGTTGATTCATCAAGCTCAATACTCTCGGTAAAAATCAACCGAACACCCATAGAACATCCCACCAGTGGTTTTATCTTTTCAACTTCTGTAACTTCTGCTTGGAAAACAACATTCATTATATCATCCCTCTAACTAAATTGAGCCCCACGCTAGCATTTCTTCTCCTTGAGGTATGGGATCGAAAATCTTAGACCCATAATTTCCCGTAGATCGAAAGATTAACCCGCCATAAACCGGCGAGATAGACAGTGGATTATTTTCTGATATGTCCACATCTCCCTCAACTCGCTTACCACAACAAATACAACTTCTTCTATCGTACTCACTCATTACTCACTTCCTTCTGTAAGTTGTGAATTCCTTTTACAATTTCGCCACTGCAATTACAACGCCCAGAGAGTGACTTTCGGCAGGGCGAGCCCTGCCGCTTCATATTAGTTCAAACTACACGGATGTAATTCAAGACCTAATACTTCTTTTTCCTGCTTCTTAGACTGGCACTGAACCGAAGTTCTGCAACCTCCAATCTCCACAGGCGTTTTGCAAAGCAAACGAGCTTCGCTAAATTTCTGAGTGTCCCTCAGTATTTTTGTTCCTACATTTCTTATATTTACAGCAGCGTTCAAATCTCTATCCATCACTTCACCACAATCCAAGCACTTGAACTCTCTATCTTTCAGTGTTAAGTTTTTGTTAATCCATCCACAACCACTACAAGTCTTAGATGATGGTTCAAATCTATCAATCTCAACAAGTGGTTTACCACTCCATTCTGACTTGTATCGTAGTTGTCTCTTGAACTCAAACCAACCACAATCTGAAACTGCCTTTGATAGACAATGGTTAGACATAATGCCCTTAATGTTCAAATCTTCCATAGCAAATCCTTCATACTTGGCTATTATATGAGCAGTTGCTTTGTGTTGAAAATCTCGTCTGACATTTCTAACCTTTCGATGTAGTCTCTGAACTTTGTTACGCTGTTTACTTCTATTGTTACTCTCTTTCTGCTTTCTTGATAATCTTCTCTGTGCTTTCGAGAGTTGTTGTCCATACTTATTGAGTGTTTTAGGATTTTCTATGACACTCCCATCGCTCATAGTGGCATATGTCTTAATCCCTACATCAATGCCAACCAGTAAGTCTTGCTTACAAATTGGTTCTTTGACTTTGAGTTCCACATTTACGGCACAATGCCATTGCTCACCATCTTGAGAAATAGTAAGATGTTTTACTTTTCCTTTGATTGGTCTGTGCTTAACCCACTGAATTTCTCCAATCTTAGGAATGAAAACAAAATGCTTTCCTATTCTAAACTTCTGAGGCACAGCGAAACTGTCGTTTTGCTTGCCTTTCTTCTTAAACACAGGAAACCGCTTGGTCTTACTGAAACAGTCTTTGAGTGCTCTATCTAATTGACGGGCTACCTGCTGAAGTGATTGACTAAAACTCAGTTGAAGAAAATCGTGTTCCTTCTTGAATTGTGGAAGTGAAGTAACCATATCGTGAACAAATACGAACTTCTTTTCGTTTTCGTATTTGTCTTGATTTTGTTTAAGAAGAGCATTCCACAAGAAACGAGTATTACCACCGTGCTGTCGTAAGGCAGCAGATTGTTCCTTAGTGGGATAAAGTCTAAACTTGTATGCTCTTCTAATCTTCACTACCGTCTTTCTCTTTTTGGTCTGCTATGTATTTCTTTACTGTTTCAGCACTGACCACTCCAATAGTAGAGATAACCATTTATAATTACGAGATTTGTTCTTCCCATTCTGGTTTACAACAGTAAGTCTACCGAATTTTTGCCCTACTAGGTCGATCATTAAATCATCGCCACAGTAATATTATTATTGTTTTTCTCTTTTGTTTTCATTAATCATCTTCTTTCTCGCCTCCAAGGACAATCGTTTCAAATTTAACCACGAACGATCACTACTACCACTCCCCCAACAACCATCACAGACATCGTTAGTGATCATTTGCCCACCAAAACCGCCACGCCAACCCGACGTACTGCCATAAGCCCGTACACCAGCACCACCACATTTTTTACAAGGATTCTCTATCCCTCGCCAATCAAGACAATATTGATTTACTCTTTGTTGAAATTCTCCTAATTGACAAAGCGAGTATTGATCTCGAAGAGATTGTGCCTGTTCGTCATGCCAGTCGGCGGCTGCTTTGCAAGCACGTTGCACCATAGCCCGCTGCTCTTTGGTTGGAACAGTTTCTATCCCGTGTAGGAGTTGCGCGAGCAACTCTTGTAATGGATGATGTGATTTGACGTTCACTTTTTAATCCTTTCCAAAAGACGATTCCACCAATACATACACTTAGCCATCAAACAATAATATCGCCGTATACACCAAACTCCATCACGATAAAATAAACAATCGGGACTATTTTCAATCCCAGACAAACAGTTGCGGTCTTTACCCCGGTATACTGCTACACACCCGATTCGTTCGTCATAATGAATAACCTTTACTATTTCTTTTGGAGTCTTATTCATTTTCTTTCTCCCAGAACAACTCTTCCATCACCTGCTGAATAACCATCAATTTCCATTCCAGAGATAGGCCCGACAACAAAGTGAGTACCTCATCGCATTTTCCGTCTTGCCAATTAATCTGATTATACGAATTCTGATACGTCACTTCTGGTACCCTTTCCATTCGTCAATCAATTTTATAATTTTACTCATGACGCATCGTGAATTATCAGCATCCCCAGCCATAAAACTCAATTCATTGGAACAACGATCGCATAGATGGAAATTTATACCAAATTCAACAGGGCCGATGCGGTATTCCCATGTTGCGTCTTTGGTACAACATGATTTGCACATAGGTACGGGTGTGGTTTTATCTATGATATTTATTCTAATGTTATCCATTGGCCTTCATCCTTTTAACTGCTATTTTAAGGGTCGGTATGTTCCGTGGCGTTATATCGTGTGGGTAAATCTCGATGAATGACGCCTCGGCAACCAGACCCTTTTGCAAACCTTCGCGTAACGAACCCCCAAAGCGGTGCGATTTCGCACCGCAAAGCATCTGAAACCCAACCGGATGTGGATATTGCTCGATTACCCTATACGGTACGAAAGTATCTAAGGGAATCTTAGCAGATAGCCAGTTCCCTTGAATCCCCACTTTGTGTGTCTTGCAATATTTTACCACGTTGTAAATTACTTGTTCGGGAGTCCCAAAATTAACCGGCCTTGAAATTGCAACAGAAAGATGCTGTCTGGGAAATGCCTCGCGGAATATATCGATACATTGTTTCCATGCCCGAATTAGTGCAGTTTCGGTATAACTTCCCGAACAATACCAAGCAAATGAGTCTTTCTTCCCAGGTAAATGCATTTCGCCACCGGCCCCCGCCCCGGTAATCGCAACAATCCGCAGACATTTGTGACCTGCGTATCTTTTCCCTAATGCTCGAACAAAACGACCCCACTCTGCAAGATATCCGGAATCCCAAGGAATTGGAATATGAACGCGATCATCACCAACTTCGATATTGTTGGCGAGAGCATATATCCAATCAGGCGAATAAACCCCAGCCAATACCCGAAGCATAACTTTCCCGTCAGCCGCCGCCATTAGATCGTCAAGTTTTTCCCAACGAAAATCCCCACGATATGGCTCAAGGTCCGACCATCGAAGCCTTATGCTCAACCCATCGACACCGTTGTTTCCGTAGAGAATCTTCCTACTCCACGCAGCAGAGTGTCTTTCTGCGCCGAGAGAATAAATTCCGGCAAAACTCTCTAAACTTTCCAAGCCCATTAACCGTTGCCAAAATTTCGCCCACCATGTCATCACACATCTCCATCTTCATTTGGAACTATCCATGAAAAAATTGCAATTACTACACAAATTATCACTAAATCTGTCAATATCATCGTATACTAACTACCACCTTCTATCATCTCTTTATGTTTTGAACACCCTGGCCAATGATAACTCAATTTAGCTTCTGCCATATCCGTTAAAAACCATTGGCTCTTTTGTTCTGACCACAGCCAATCAATTGACCATGCCCCAGGAATCTCGGCACCTACTTTACTGCTAAGCTGAGATAGCAAACCAATTTCATCTTTATCCTCTATATTCATCGCGTCAAGACGTTTTCTCCAACCTCCAATCGAGACTCTTGCATCGTCGAATACACTTGGAGGCCAATATGGATGATGGCATACCACTTTGGCGTCTTGCACAAAATATCGACGTTCCTTCACGATAGGCATATTGCCACGAAATGCTGTGAAAGCAGCTATGGTCGGTATCATTGCTCTAGCTATCCAACAATCAGTCGGAAAACCCAGCATGTCAGCTCCGGTCTAGCAGTTTTTTTGTAAGGTCATATTTGTATCACTCACTTCTTCTTCCTCTCTTTAATAGGGCTAGGCCGTGCTCTTGGTTTTCTTCACTTTCCAATTCATTTCATTTTCTCTTTTTGTAAATTAGGGTAAATTACGACGGAAAATTTTCTGAAAAGCATCGCCGAGTCGTTGTTCTATTGCGTTCATCACATCACTAGCAACCTCGCCTTGTTTCTCAAACAACAGCGTTCCATCTAAAGTCCTAACATCTCCATTCCATTTATACGTACAAGTGGAGCGATGACACACACATGCCGTAACTAATCCAAAATCCGCAACGTACATGCCTTCTTCTTCGTAAACCCATTTTCCTTTAGTCATATTGCTTGTTCCTTTTCTGCGGCTTCGATCACCTTATTATACGTATAAATCGGCCATTTGTTTTGTGGCCCTCCGATTTTTTTTGGGGGTGATAAAGTGGGTTCCACCTAAAGGTTATGGGACGTGTTTCTAATTTTCATGGTTCAAGATTTTTTGTATGGTCGATCGACAAACACCATAATTGTGAGCCAATTCCCTTTGACTCAATTTTGAAGCTTTAATTGCGAGGATTTGATCTGATGTAAATTTTCGACTATATGCAGGTATTTTTTTTTCACATGGATTGGGCACATGACCCCACACTGTTTTACCTCGTAGCGCCAAAGAAATGTTCGGTTGCGATACACCGTATTTCTTTGCTAACTGAGCCTGATTCATCTGCCCAGTACGATATAATTCACGCATTTCAACTACGTAAACCTCAGTCAATTTGCTTCTGGGGTGTTTTGAGCCGCGTATACTGCCAAGCCTGATCGTATCATCAGCATTCTCTCTGGATGTACCATATCTTAAATTCTCTGGGCGCGCATTGTTTTTGTCACCATCAAGATGCCGGCATTGTAAGCCCTTGGGCCTGGGTCCATAGAATGCTAAACAGACGAGCTTATGAACATAATGTTTACTATTCTGACGAACCGATACTCTGGGGTAACCTTCTTTATTGTAGTTCCATTTCAAGATATAGCCCCTTAGACCCCAAATGTTCCCATCGGAGTCTGCAAAATAGCCAGGATACTCAGGAATCGCTTTCTTCATATATAATTATACGTTCAAGTCGATCGTTTGTTTTGATTTTTTTTGGTCAGTTGTTGAAAACTACAAGGCGATTGATATGGTGGTCGGGAAAGTGTCACCCCCCTTTTTTTCTTCCTCCTTAGTCGGCGAAGTGCGAGAAAGAGTGTAAACGAAAAGTTGTAGGTCGTTTGAAAATGGAGCCTACTATGTTTCGCACCCCTTACGTTATAGGACCATGTAATGTTATCGGAATCTATTTGTATTATACGCCGCCCCCTCCCACATCCAGGTTATCGGACTACCATCCACCAAACCTACTTATAGGACTATCTTGCACAAGGTGAGTTATAGGACCATCGAGCATCCTGAGTTATCGGACTGTATCCTACCTTGCTGGACATTATCGGACGAAAAATAAATCTTGGGATTCACCTTGACAATCGGCAACAGGGATCATATAATACATTGTAGAAACGAGGCTTTTATTATCGGAGGATAGAAAAATGACTATGATACTGGGAAGCGCTGTTATGGTTGTTATCGGGGTTGTTTGGTTTAGGCACATAGCCAAAGACTTATAGGACGACAATGATGAAGACTTTATTCGGACTAACAGGAATGGGGTTGGTTATCGGAACCTTGACCGCGATGGGGTTATCAGACCTGTTCGGACGTATGTTATCGGCGATGAGCATCTAGAACCGAATAACAAAGAGAAAGGTAGGTTATTATGAGACGCTTGCTATTGTTGGTATGCTTGGCTATAGGACCATGCTCTGTATGGGCCGATAACGAGGGAGTAGGGTTTATAAGCCCGATAGGAGGATATTATCAGGCGTGGAGAAGCAATGGGTAAAGCACGACTTGAAATTCCTAATTATGGGACGGCAACTGGATTCTCGGACGTACTAGCTATGGGTTATGGGAGGTTACTTGCACTGACGTTATCGGACAATGAGGGATTCGTGGTTGTTACGTTATCGGACAGAAGCGAGAGAGTTATCGGACGTGACGCTCTGACCGGCGAAATTACTATAGGACTTTTAATTAAGGAGCGATAATATGGGATCAATATCGGACATTGAAGCTAGACTGGAAAATTGGAAGATGCGATCATAATGTTATCGGACGGAGTTGAAACACTGGATTCTCGAACCTCGTCCGATAGCGACAAAGAATGTGGACATTATATTCGGACGCCTAATATCGACGACTAGCCCGATAACCAAAAGGAAGTAGGTTCGATTTTATCGGACCTTTTCCTTTGCCCCGGCGAAACATTATAGGACGTTCGGCGATTCGGGATGTTATCGGACCCTTCTCGGTCGGGCATTATCGGACTTGAAACCGTAAGGTTATAGGACTATGCTGGGGGAAAAATTATCGGACGAGGCTGCGTTTATCGGACCTGACGTATAATAGCTTACCCTGTGTGTTGTAGGGCATGTTCTGATAATATCGCAACAGGTCCGTTTTACTTAATTATGCGGACCAGGACGTTACTTGCCGATAATAGCCGCGATTCTAGTCTAAAAACGCGGAAACTTTTTTCTCACATTTCACTTGACGTTATACGATAACAAAGCTATAATAGAGTATAGAATCGAACGATGGATTATCAGACCTAGGAGAAACGCGATGGGTAGGATTATGGGACGAACGGGAAGTCAAGTCTTATCGGACAGCGCCGCTCGTTATCGGCTGGCGCGTAGTCGGACGGTAAAATGCCAACATTATCGGCACGGTCCGAAAAACTGGGATTGTTGGGTAGTTGGGCCATTTCATAGTCGATATTATGGGACTACTGGTTTTGGGACCACCCGAAGTAAGGCTAAAGTGGCACTTGAATACTTACTAGCCACAGAGTTCGGTTTTATCGGGCGACTAATGTTATCGGCAATCGATTCCGCCGATAACGTAGGAATCCGTTATGGGGCGTTAGATACTCCGATAACGATACAAGATTTATTGGGACGTGCCGGCGCGTAATATAGGACTAAGAACCGGGTTCGATTTATCGGACCCTTTTCTTCGCGCCCATGACGATATTATCGGACCTGTGGGACGGCTGCATTATCGGACCTAAACCAGAGTAGATTTATCGGGCCTTTGAGCGGCAAGTTTTTATAGGACGTGACGTATAATCATTTGGCCTGTGTGCTCGTATCCACGTTTTTATAAGCCACGACCGAGAAAATCGATCACCCTCACAGCCTTGAATCGGAACTATTATAGGACCGGCGGAGAAATATTATCGGACTACAGCCAGTTTTAGTTATCGGACGGAGCTGCCATTATCGGACGTGGCTAAGAATCGTTTACTTCGTGTGATAATAACCCTCCATTTGACCAATTAAACGCCTCTTTTGTGTTATAGGGCGCATTTCTTATAGGATGTGGCCAATAAAATCGATTTTTTGCCGGTTATAGGACCAAAACGGGCGATATAGGACTAGCATAACCAGTCTTATCGGTCGGTCCGGATAAAGGGTCCGAGAAAATAGCCCATTCTAGCCTAAAAAACGTGTATAGTTATGGGAATACGCGATTGTGGCGCGTGAACAGCGTTATTATAGGAGCCTAAAAAGGGACGTGTTTCCTATAGGACCAGGACGTAGTTTGCCGATAATATCCCGCCTGGCGCTGTCAAAAACGGCGATTTTTCTTTTGTATAACAATTTGACCCTCCCGTATAACTATGGTATGATCTTATGATAAGAGAAACTGAGGTTCGATAATAAAAGGCGTTTTCGCGCCCGATTTATCGGACACCCGCCCCACGGGTGTTATGGGACGCAACCGTTCTGGTTATCGGTCCCACCTTAGTCCGAAAAAAAACTTAGTCTGATAACGCGATCTACTCGTCCTATAATCTGGGGCGGCGTAGTCACGGGTTATAGGACGGGGTTCAGTTATGGGAGTCTACCATGAGTGAAACCGATACCATGACCAGTCAGGCAACCGTTGTAGAGTTTGGTGCTGACGATCTGATTCGAGTCGCTAAGGCTTACGCTGAAGCCAAGCGTATTGTCGATGCCAGTAGTCGGTACGACAATCTCGAAGATGCTGTCGCTGCGCTTACCGAAGCGTGGGAACAGTTGGAGAGTCAGGCCAATAACGGCGGAAGGTACACTCCGGCTAAGGAGTTGGGGTTTGGGTCTGATAACGCGGCGACCATCGCTGATGCGTTATTGGGACGTAAGCCGACCGTCGGCGCTACTCGCAAGGCGTTTGCCGCATTGGGCAAGTAGTCCGCGTGTCTCTCGTACCGCGCTTTGGGTATAGTCACCGCTCCGAGCGCGGACCGACAGACATGTTATAGGACCGTCCGGTAACGACGGACGTTATATGGCGCGCTAGACCGATAAGTCGCGCTGGTTCGATCTGTCAGTCGGGCACGAAGTCCGATAAGTGCGGGGGGGCGATTCGTTATCGCTAGAACCGTCAGTCGCGCAAAGCGTGCGGATTTAGTCAACGGATTATCGGTCTTAGGGTCTATAGTCTGTATCCGTCCGTGAGCACGTCTAAGCCGCTCATTCCGGGAGGTCGATATAGGCAGAGAGTCCGCGCCTAAGTCGGTGGAAACCGTCTTCGCGAATCATCTGGGGTAGCGCCTAGTGTGACGGATGTTAGTAGCGTAGTCCGAGCAAGTAACCGATGGTAAAGCGTGCTTTTTTTGACTCCGAAAATCGTCTAAGTAGGCTATTGGTCTGCCCTTCGCGGGTGGGGGTCGTAGTCAACATTCGTTTTTCCCTATATCGCAAATCGCCGTAGGGATAGGTCGTCAGGCGCGCCGCACGTCAATTTCGTCACAACGATTTCACTGAACAATCTACAATCGCTCGACGCCAAATAGCTATGCGGCAAGGGCCGTTGGTTTAGTGGATAGTGTCGGAACTTCTGTTGTTCGTCTGATGCGACTGGTGTTTACCTGTAGCAAGGTACGTTCTGGTCGGGACGCTGAACGACTACGGCGCAACGGCGAGCGTAAAATCAGGTCAAAAACCGACTGTCCGGTCTGGTGGCACGCTCCGAAACACTCCGTTGTAAATCAAGACTTCATAGAAACCATCCACGGCGTGCGACTGGCAGTATCAGTCAGGCTGTGGGTGTAAGTCATATAAACTGTGTGCGCACCGAAAGGTGTGGGAGCAATTGGGTGGCCCGGCTAATAACTGGGGCGCTCAGTTGTCGATTAGGATCGGTGGGGATTCTAGTCAACTTTTCTGTAGGATGTACGACGATGAAAGCGGTCATACGGCCGCGAATAATCCCGCATCCGAAAGCTATGTTGTCGATACTGGTGAGACGGGTAGCCCCGCCGTAGCGCCGGGTTCAAGTCCCGGAAAGTCCAAGCCAGTTGCCAAGTATGGGGAAGTTCCCCAAGCGTTATCGACAGCATAGCCAGGCGCGCCTAGTGCTGATAAAGTCACAAAATTGGGTTTGGCCGACTGGGGAGTCGCAGACCTCTTAGGATGTGCTGGGCGCGTTTGGGTATGCTGTTAAGTATTAGGAGTGGTACCGAAGTTTCCCTAGTTTTTGAACGTAAGTTCATAATCGAGCGCGGGGTTAGCGTCACAATTATCCTTCATATCTGTAGTTACAAACTTTAGTTTTCACTCTTTCTTGTACCCCCTAGTTATCACACTACAAAAACTACACCCCTACAAAAACACACTTTAGGGGGTCACCAGAACACTTTCGGGGCGTTTTAATTAGTCTAGTCTTAGCGTGCATCTGTCCCAGGCGCGCCAAGAGAGAACTGTTCTGTAGCCTTTTTGGTGGTTGGTGCTCTTTTGCTTGTAGGTGGGGTATGGGGTAGATTGGATAAAGGGGGTTTACAGAGTCGTGAGAGCGGCTTCTGGCACTGCAAACAGACAATCGTCACCAAGTCCGTTTACCCCGTATATGTGGGATCGTCAACCACTCCGTGGGAATCTAAACCACTTTGTGGGAGTGAAGTACGATAGGGAAAAACACATAGTATCGTCGGATTCCGGTAGTATTATCTGTCGGGCAACAATACGTATTTCAGGGTACAAAAAATGCGACAAGAAGAGTACGAATATCACCTTGCTCTAAGATGGCACCAACTCAAATGGGCGGGTTGGGATATAGCCAAGTGGATTAGAGCGGGATGGTGTCCTCAACACGGAATAAGGTTTTCTCGCAAATGTCCCGTTTGCACAGAAATGAAAGACCGAACGGAAACCGAACAAAGGATGAATGTAAAATGAAACTTCGTAACATCTCTTTCTATAAGAATCCCCTCGATCTTGATATCCGACCGCACTTACCGGCAACCAGTCCAATCCTCTATTACATTATTAATAGGAACATTATAGTAGGACATTTTCACAAAAAACACAAAAAACACGAATGGTATCTCTCGCTAGAACCCAATGTAAGTATCTCCCCCAGTCTCGTAGTTAGCCTTTACGAACGACTCATATCTTCCTTGTCTTGCTATAAGTTACCATAATCCCGCCTGACAGCGTGGCAAAATGCCCCTGGCGCACAATTGCCCAAGACCGAAATGGTCAAGGCTTGTGTTGATCCGGGGGTGTCTTGTTGCGCTGTTGTGTATAATCCACAGAAGGAGGTGAAAACAATGGGAAAGAAACTATGGTTGTGTGCGTGTATACTAGCGCTGGCATCCTGCGGTTGTGTAGAGAAAAACGATTCGTGCCCCTACACAGAATTCTTTAGTAATCTACCCGGTTTAATTATCAGTGATTAACAGCATGATAAAATACCCCTGACTCGTAGTTACCCAAGACCGAAACGGTCAAGGCGACGGTAGTCGGGGGTATCTTGTTGCGCTGTCTAGGGAGAAAACTGATGATCGAAGCTGTAAAAATATTGCGAGCCCTCATCGCTGAATCGCCGAAGAAAGAGATAGGCTCCCCCCCCTTGGTGCATTGAGGCGAAGCATGGGTAATAATTACCTGATTAATTGTATAGGGTTAATCATCAAGGATTGCGTTAAAAAGTGGCCCGATACAGCTGAGTTTCTGGAAGAGATAATACGTCAAGCGAAAAAGTAGGAGATTTCGTCCCGAAGGCTGCAATCTAGTCCACGCATCCTAGCCAGTTTGACGTATGTCAAATCAAAAGGAAGTCAAAATGAAAATCAACAACATAGGGACAGTCTCTACAGATAGTAACCCCGGCGTCGAAACACGGTTCCCTGTCGGAACAAGAGTGATAGTGCCAAATTGGCCAACAGGCGGAAAAGTAATGGGGCATCACGAAGGTTCTGTGATAGTAGAAGTGTTGCCGATATCATACTGTCCATCACAACTCCAACTCGATTATGGACAGTAGTCTACACTCTTTTTTGTAGGGAACGAATTCCAATGATTGATAGATAAAAAATCGTAGTTTTGTGGGATTGGTGGGGACAGAAATTTGATGGGTCCACCGGAGATGCAAAATCAGCACGGAAGAAAGTCGGCAGCATGAGCGAAGCTTACGATTTAGTGCACAAAATAAAACTCCGCTATGCAGACCGGCCCACTTTGGCGTCGGGCAATCTTCTGGCCGTGAAGATAGTGGTCACTCATATCATGTACCCCGCCGAGTAAACTTGTACTCTAAAAGAAGTAAGCCATCGTTTTAGTCTTTACTCTTTCTTGTAGGGAAAACCATGGAAATCAAATGTACCAACAGCGAACTGGCCACAAAACGTTTTGACGAACTATTAATCGGCGATGCATTTCGGTTGCCGTTCGGACACAATCCTATGATTAAAACCGAAAAATGCCAACAAGTTGTCCCAGATGGCGCACCCATATTAAGGAATGTCTTCAACCTCGGAAACGGCGGATTTACACGGCTTAGTGACTTGGAACGTAAGTTCATAAAGGAGGACCAACGTGCATTATTGTCAAGTGTGTACTGATAAATCGTTTGCACGACAAGGAAGGTGGGGATAAACATAAAAGAAATCCAGCTACCGTGCTATGGAATCTGTGTGACCATCGTTGATGGGAGTGGGAATATCACCCATAGCGGACTAGAAGAAACATGTCCATATTGCGAAGATACGGATTGCTGTTACAGTTGTGACCTATCGGAGGCAGTATGGGATTGGGACGTTCCCGATCGCCTAAAGTTCAACGGAGCAATTACTGGCATCATGTCTATGATCCTTGCCCACGCCTGTGCTGGAGTGGATATTGAATCACCGGAATACATTGAAGGTATCGAAACCGCCATCCAGACTAGCAACGACAATCTCTAACAGGTTCATTAGAAGTCGTCTAGACAAGGAAAGTGGGAGTAAAAACATATGGGACAGGCTGTGGTTGACGGTAAATTAGAGCCTGGAACATATTACATCCGAATTATTTGGTAATCGACGGAACACGTATTTCAGGGTACAAAAATCGCCTGCAACAACAAGTGGAGGTAAGGACGATGACCGCTGAAGACTTGGGCACAGCCACTAGGCGACGGGCTATTCTGGATTTGCTGTGGAACTCTCTATCAGCCGACCCAGAGAACAAAGACCGCGTGCGTACCGGATGGGGCACCAAAAGACAAGAGGGACTCGTGGCGTGCATCGAAAACATCATGGGTGACAAATTTGTTTTCGTGCTCGAAGATACCATGTTCATTTTTGTCAGCATCCACCACACCCTAGCAGGAGCAATCGCTGCTTTTATCAGACACAATCGTGTAAAAGATGAGCACAATATTATTGTGGACAAAGTGGATGATGGTTGGTTCATATATTCACGCAAAGAGCCTGGAATCAAGTGGTCAATATATAAAGAAGAGATACAAGAATGAAATTTGAAGTTTCAGATATTTTTGCTTAACAAACTAACAGAAAGGACAGAAACATGACTCTTGCTCAAGTTTTCATTATCGGAATGGGTGCTGGTGGACTTTTCATCCTAGTCCGCGACATATCGCTTTGCCTAAGTACTAACGCGAAAGGGCAAGTTTTTGGGATTGCGAGGTATATATCCGGGGCTGTAATAGGAGGAATAACGGGCGTAGCCGTTAACCTTCTTTGGCATCTATAGTCTTAGCAATGAGAATTGACGCTCGATTCAAATAGGAGACTGCCCATGATTGACGACGGAGGACCGGCGTTTCCGGTGACAGGAACTTGTGGTTACGATCCAGAATATGAACGTAAAATGTCGAGCCGAGCAAAAGAATTGCCTGAACTAACAGGCTTGGAACGGTTAGGGCTCTTAGGGGTTGTCCACGGGTAAGTACCCGTAGAAACGGCGATGGCCAATCTCCGGTGCTCTCGGCAGGATGTAGAGGCGTATGTTTGGCGCGAGAAACTACGTGCAGCGGCAGACCGAGAGAGTTATGGCGGGATCACGGCATGATCCTCTGCGCCATGGCCATCGTCATCGAACTGGTTGAATATCGGTACGCACAACGCGGTATCCCCGCAGCGCTTGTACGATACCCAACTTGGCGAGATGCCCTCGCCGAATGGGAGCGGTTGACGGAGAAAAGCGATGGAAATTGACGGGCAAACGATCACGCAGATACGTGATGAACTGCGTAAAGTAAGGCGCGAACGCGACACGCTGGCGGGCCAGCTAGAAGCAGTAGAAGCGGAACGTGACGCTTTAGGGTTGGACCTGGAAAGGGCGGAAACTGAACTCAAAGGTGTCCAGGCAGATGCCACAGCTCGGCGAAGGTCCCTTGCCGAATGAGAGCGACTGACGGAGCAAAAGTAATGAGCGCTAAACTTATTGCCACGTTTAAGCACATGAGCATTACACGGTATGGTCGAATCGGCGTAGAGGAAAGCTATACGATCCGTTCGCAGATTCTCCTCGGCCATATACGGTTTTACAGCCCGTGGGGACAATGGTGTTTCTTTCCCTTTGCAGATACGGTCTGGAGCGAGGACTGTCTTGCGGACGTGCGGAAGTTCATGTTGGGATTGAAAACATGATGGGAGCGAAAAAACCTAAGAGCGTAGCCGCTCTGCTGGACAACTTGAAGGCGGAGTATGCGGTCGTCGAACGGGGTTGGAAGACGCGGGTGGCGCTGGTCACAGTGGAGAACCAATGGCGACAGTTAGAGATGGAGTGCTTCGAGGCCAGAATACGCTGCGAAACAGCGGAGCGCGAATATGAGAAAGCCAAAGTCGCTGTCGTGGGTGCGCGGGGCCGTCTGCGCAAACAGACTGCAAGGGTCGCGAAAGCTGGGAGGGCGGTTACTGATCTTCCCGCTCCCGAAACCGAAGCGATTGCCACCCAGATCGCCGAATGGGAGCGGTTGATGAATACAGTGGAGAACGGGACTGGTTAAAACAGGAGACAGAATGATGACAGTAAAAGAATGCATGATCAGATATTCCGCAGGCGCGCGATTGGTATTAGAAGCGGCCATACGGAAAGTTGCCCTCAAATGGATCAATGCGAACTGTCCGGATGCTTGGTTCCGGGCAGCGTTCGCGAGGGAGACCCCCGATGCCTAAGCAGACGGCGGAGAACGTGGTAAAGGCTCTAGAGGCGGCCTTTGGTTGGTTGCTTCCTTCGCTAACCTGGAACGACCAAGGCCGAACGGCCGGGAACGTTCTATGGACGAAGATAGGCAACGTCAAGTCTGTAACAATTTTGAGATCAACGCCAACGGTGGCGGGCTTACGGATAAAGTTGTCCGACGACTCCGAATTCGTGATCACCATTGCCAAGGGATAACACTATGTCAAATGTATTTAAGGTAAAGTTTGAATCAGCTTTCCCGGCCACCGGCAGATTGCAAACAGAAATAATCGCATGGCTAAGCGACAGTATGGTGGTGAAAGTTGATGGCGAAGATTCACAAGTAGCCGTCGATATGGTGCGGGCTTATGTTTTGTCCAAGGTAAATAAAGCATGTTCCGCTGATGCTCCGATAAATACAGTCAAAGGGTTTCATCTCAGAGGTGTGGAGTTTATAACTCAGATAGACTTAGAGTAATAAGAGTTCTTGTGCTAAAATCGTTCACACTCTTTCTTGTAGGGGAAAACATGAAAACTAACAAGGTGAATAAGAAACTTGATGTAACTTTTGACGAACTATCGATCTCGGCAGCATTTCGGTTACTGTATGGGGATGTCCCCATGATCAAAACCAAAGAACTACAAATGTTAGTCCCCGATTCGAACTGTATAAAGGAGCAGGATCACTGCACCAAAAATGCCTTCAACCCCGAAACCGGTGAACACGCTTGGATTTTAGGAGCCCAGTTGGTGGTCCCCCTTCCAAATGCAGAATTCCGGTATTGAAATCTTGTATCCCCACAAGGAGACTGATGTGTGTAATTTCGCTTCTATGATTGTCATGAAAAATGAAACTGTTCATTGTTTTCCAGGAATTGATGCGCATCACGAGATACTCGAATTGGCGGGTATCAGTGATATTAGGAGTGCTTATCTAACACCTAATTTTGCTAAAATAGAGATTATCCCAGTAAAAGGGAAAGAGCCTAACGATTGGAGGTTAATAGTAGACGAGTGCACGGACCCTAGCTGGTTCACGGCTTCTCATAAAAGGGCGTGTTTCGCTGCTCTTCATGGTTTATTGAAAAAAGAAGCAAAGGGTTGCGAAATAGTTTTCCCCGATGGCAGTTGGCGAAAGATTTTTAGAATTAATGGAGTTTTACATCGGAAAGGGGGTCCAGCTTCTACCACAGTAGAAAAGGATGGTAGCTGGACAGAAGAATACTACTGTAACGGAAAATTCCATAGAATCAATGGGCCTGCTCTCATAGAGGTAGGTACCGATGGTGACTGGTTCGAAGATTACTATGTTAAAGGCAAACTCATTCGTTCAATCAGTGGATGTGCGCCACCAAATAACTAGAAAGCAACAAAGTCCGGAGAATTGATCGATGTCAAAAAAGAAGAAATCGGGAGAAGAAACACTGCTGAGGTGGCGGTGCGAAAAGTGCGGCGCAATAAGTAAATCAACCAGCGATCCCATTGAATTAGCGCAAATCAACATTCCTGTTTGCTACAATCACGGTGGGGGTTGCTATCCTGCAATGAGTCTCTGCGAAACTGACCTCCAGCCGATACTTAAAACTCTGCGTCTCTCTACATTTATCCTGTCTAGGATCATCGCGGGAAACGCCGAGGAAGTCAAAAAAGCGATGATCGGGGCTGCAAAGGTCGTGCCGAATAACATCAAAATGCTGGTGGACTACGGCGAGTACGACCAATGGATGGAGGAATTTTCCCGTGAGTGAAAACCCACGATGGATCGGTAGACAATTCTGCAAGACAGAGAAAGTGGGGTAAAATGGCACGGATCAGCGAAATCATCTTAGGTCTTGAGATTCTTGCACAGTATTGCCCAGAAGGGGAATCGACTCACTTGGGTAGTGCTGAACAAGATGTCCTCTACCTCTACGGTCCAAAGATAGATGGAAATGTCAGTCCCGACGACGCCCAAGCATTGGTGGGTCTCGGTTGGTACTTCGACGAGAAAAATCCCTTGTGGGCGTGTTTCGTATAGGGAGCAATCGGACTATGGCGACTAAAATGAAGTTGGAACTAACCCCCGATATGAGCGACGAAGAAATCAAGGAAGTCGCCGAAAGAGACATTGGGGTGGAGTACGTCTCAGAAATTTGCCGGCGCTGCGGGTCTTTTTGGGTCGATGGTGACGCTCATACAGACAAGGCAACTATCCTTTCTGTTTGTCACTGTTGTTCTAGACCTGGAAGAAACAATCGTCGATGGCATTGTTAGAACAATCATTTTTAGGAGAACAAATCGTGGGTAATAATGGAAGATCATCGAGTGACACCTCAAGCAGTAGCATCGGATTCGTTGGTTTACTAACCCTCCTCTTCATTATCCTCAAACTAAACCCTGGTAGCCATTTAACCACGCCAATTGCAGAATGGCCTTGGTTTGAGTGGTGGGGAGTGTGTGTTATCTGCCCCTTTCTTTGGTCTGTGTATCTGATCATTGCTATCGTTGTAGCGGCTGGTTGCATCGCCGCAACTCTCTTCGCAATCAAACGCTCATAACCGAAAAAATCCTTGAAGATAGCTGAGACACATACGATAGGAGAGAACCCGTGGATCAAAAGACAAAAGATTGGGCGGAAAGTCGTGGGTTCTCTTTGCGGGAGCCTACTCGAAAAATTGAGGGTCAAAAAGGCTTTGGGTATCCCGCCCACCCGTATCGAAGCCACAAGGTCGTCAAACTCACGAGAGGGCTCGACCAACAATGGAAGCGAAACAGCAAAACCACCGTCCGCGTCAAGAGTAGCCGGGCAACAGCCAGTCGCAGGGCTCGTCGGATTGACGGGTCTGTCCACTATTTGGTTTCTAGTTCCGAACTGGTGGGGATTGCGAGAGACCCAGCAGCGGTTGCCGATCAAGAAAGAGCGTACAAGAAACTCAAGCGTCGGCGTAACAGAAATAATAGGGCGAGGAGGGGTCATAAACGGTCAAACAATCCTTCCTAAAATGTAGAGGCCAGCCATGAAATGCGAAGTAACAGAATGTGGGTACACCCCAAACGGCTTACGAGTACAAGCCATAACAGATGCTATGGGGGCGCAAGTGGTTGTTGGAAGAGACCCAACATCTAGCGATGAAAACCTACTAAGCGAACCTCTCGCCGACCATCAGGCAGCGGTTTCTCTGGGTAAAGATGTTGTAAAACACGGTATTGACGTTTATCATGAATGGCGAGGTCCAATTAATTCGTTAATTGCATTCGCAGAAGCCATGTTCTATGCAATGGTGATGGACCTGAGCGGGAACTAGTGGATTATGCGACACGATAACGTAACCGATCCAATTTGCGCAGAGAACTGCCTAGACGTATGTGTTGACTACAACAGCGTGGCCAACAAACATGTCTTGTCTATTTTAATGGAAGAAAACCAGTAATTACTCATACCTCGTAAAAGGAGATCAATCATGAGTTACGATTCAAAGTCGAAAAAGAAGCAGGAAACTCCAGTCTGGACTACGGAGAGAGGACTAGCTTTGTTGGATTCTCATAACAACCAACAAAACAACAACCCATTCTTCAAGAGAGAGGTAGTGATAAAAGTTGATGGCGAAGATAAAAAATTCACCATCGGCCAAAAGTGTCCAGTCTGCAAACACCGCATTCGCGGCGTAAACCATTGCGAAGGCGATCATCATAAAAAACGTTAGAGGTATTCTCTTTTACGCTTAACCACAATTTTCAGGAGATTTTTTAGTGAATGTAGAACCAGTCAATAGGGAAATCCGGTCGCCTGTGAAGATTGTTCCTTGTACATGCGTTCATCTATTCCAGGACATGACGTATGGGAGAGGAAATCGAGTGGCCAACAAATGCAAGGCTGGGGAGGGGTATCGGTGTACCGTGTGCGGCGCAAAGCATCGGTAGGACTGCAAAAAGGGTTCGATGGCGGAACCAGTTTGGAGTGTTTCAATGAAACGACTACGGAGGTGGTGGCTATACCAAGATAAGTTGTTCTTTATAATCGTAGCAATATGCATCATACATGTGTGTTTTACGTGGTGTTGGGCAATAACACTTATTATCGAAACACTGGAGGAATGCAAATGCGGCAGTTGATGAAACGACCACTGATTGACATCGAAACCAAACTGAGGCGACGTAGCCCGCTTGCTCCGCTCATTAGATTTGAAGTGGACGCGAGGAAGTAACGGAGACAGGAGAAACAAAGTGAAAGCGATAAAATTCGAGGTGTCCGAAAAAGAATTAGCGTTCCTTCCAGCAATGTCTATTGACCCCGAACTCTATAGTGTCGTCCACGTCCCCGAAACAGGTAACTACATGGTTCACGTCACGTCCAATTTTGGAGTTGAGTGGTTGATTAGATGGTTCATTGGTAGAGAGAGACAAAGAAAATAAGGAATGTCTCCTCCCCCAGAGGCCGGTAGTCCAATTGGTGGAACAGCGGTTTTGATCTCTTCGCTCCCATTTTATTTGGAGAACAGTAATGAGTGTCCCTATTGATGTTAAAAAAATTACTAACGATTACTATAAATGGTGTGAAGAAGCCGGGGTTGACAGAATCGAAGAACCATCTTTCCACTATGATTCAATCCCACCCGACAACTTAGGCATTACTTCCCCAGTCGATGGAATGAAACTGACTCCAGAAGAAGCAGAACGCCACATGAAAGAGAAACGAGATCGAGCTTGGCGAAAAAAGTTTGGATAAACATCGTAAAGGAGAAATAATTATGACTCAGTGTTCTGAATGTGGAAGCGGGGCAGATTACAGCGCAATCGTGGCGATTGGTGTAAAAATTCCATCAAAGGATTTCTACAGAGAAACCGACACCAAACACCGTGGTTGTTATCATCGTGCACAAAATACACACCATTGCCCACAATGTGGGTCAGTAATGTGGATTCCTGACCGACCAACTTGCGTACTACCTTGTTCTAAACACGCAGATCATCACAGACCAAATGAAGTAGAGGACGCAACAGGCCACAAGTATCCTGTAATCTACAGTGGTGCGTATAAACCTGATTTTGCTATCGTAGCCACCCATTTTATCAAATGCACTGATTCCGGCTGGGAGGACGATTACGGCCTACTTCCTCCAGCTTCGCCAGAAAGAAACGCTTCTCTGAAAGGTTTTTTAGAAGCTTACGATCTTTGGAACGAAGATAAGTTTGGTACTTGGTGCGTATTGTTCTGGCATGACTGAGAGTAGAATGGCACACTGCATGAAATAGAAACAAAATCGGAGAAAACAATGTCATCGATAGCATTCATAATTGATTATCACAGGGGTATCCACCAGTGGACAGATAAGCAACTCATTACCATACTTCTGGTCATGCTCAATCACTTCGAGGGTGATTTGATAGACGATGTGGACGTGGAGTGTTATTTCCACGAGGAAAACTTATGACACATTTCGTAGAAATCACACAAATCACCAAACAGGGCAGACAAAGCCCATATGGACAACAATGGTCGGCGTCCATGGGAGATGACCACAGGGGACATTACGAAACAAAGAACGGTCAAAGGTCTCCAGAAGCAGCGCTTCGGAATCTGGCAGAAATGGTTCGGGGAGAAAGCATCTGGGGAACTTTTGTCTCAAACGAGTGTGAATCGTACACAACAGAACCTCGAACCGGAGTTGAGTCACATCTCTACGAAATTCAAAGGGAAAGCCTCGCGGTGGCTGCACGTCACCAGCAGCAAGAAGAACGATTGACTGTTATCATATTTGAGGCAATAGCAATAATAACGGCTATTTGTGCGTTAGTCCTTTGAAGGAGAAGACAAATGCTGTCAATCACAATACACGACGCTTTAGTTAAACTTCAACAGATGAAAGCGGAAAGTACTCTTGGAGACGAAACGGTACTCGTTCTGTCCCTAACCGGGTCGGAAATTTCCAACGTTCCAATCGACGATTTGGTACTCGTATCCGATAACGACGGAGCGGTAGTGGAAGTAAGGGCTAGGCCAAGTCCGGGTCTTGGCGACTTGGGGTGCGTGGACGGTTGTTCAGGATGTGGTTACGGTAATGGATGTTTCCCTAACTATTTTGGGACATAACGATCCAGAAGTCCAAGATGATAAGTCTACGTAGAGGCTGGGGCATTGTGTGCGAAATGGTGGAAAGAGTTGAAGTATGAAAATTGCACTAATCATATCACAATACAGCGCGATTTCAGAGCTATTTATGAATGTGAACATTGCGGTCACAGACATGAAGCATCCGGCTATGACGACTCGCACTTTCACCAAACTGTCATTCCTGATATGAAATGTCCACAATGCGACCAAACAGCGAGTGCCGATTACCGTCCACTTGCACCAAAGTATTCTGACGATACAACCGTATAAATAAGTATTGACGGTGTTGCCACGAGCATAAAAGTGAGAGGGAAACTAACAATGAGAATGCCAGTTACATACGAACTACGCTATGGGCAACACAATATAGGAAATGATACCTATGTCTTCGGATGGACTTGGGCTCTCTATCAAAATAATATAGAAATAGTCCAATCCAACTTTCATACAACCTGTCAAGAAGCCCTCAACGAACTAACAGAACTCCTAGAATCACTTGGTGCGTCAATATCCACAATGACTGAGCGCTACCCAGACTTGCGGCGGCGGCTTACAAGAGAATACGATCAATGCGACTAATACCCACGATGGCTAAGTCTAGTTTATAGTAAGTGTTTCTACGAGTCTGGCATTCCTCGATGTCGGATTCCGGAGGCGAAGCTTCGGAGGTTAGAGGTAAACCAGCCGTACCCGCCTCGCCGTAGATGGGATCGGCTCGTAGAAGCATATTGTAGTTGTGTTGTTTGGAGGTTTGTGGCTAATACGCTACAGTAATAGGTTGGTGTTGTACCCACCTTCCCTCCAATCAACGCGACGAGAAGTCTCTAAGAACGGAGAAATAAAAAATGACCGCAGACCAACACGACGAGATGCTGCAAAACATGACGTTGGATGTACGAGAGCAATACGAGGAAGCAAGCGGCAAGGTGCTGGGTGTATTTGAAACTCAAGCTCTGAACGATATGTTGGACAACTTCTTCTGCGAGGAATTGGCGAAATAAGCAAGATTGCAAAATAAAACGGCGTAGGCGGTCAGTAGCTCTCCTAGTCGTCCCGTTTGGGAGTCGGAGATGAAGTGCCAAAGTGGATGCGCGCTACGGAGGCAGACGCCTATGTCGTTACAAACTTTTTACCATTTCAAATCTTGTTCTTGGCAAAACTGGCATAAAAAGATAAGATATGCTGAAAGAATGGTAGCTATAACCATTGTCATCTGGGAGTAACTATATGTCTTCCTACCTCAACGGATTTTTCAAATCGCCACAACAAATCGTGGATACGATTGTTCACGAATTGTTTAACCCACTCTTGGGTCAAGTTGACGCAATCGTTGGTAGGGGCGTTAGTGGAATTCTACCACTAATGTCCGTATCAATAAGAACTGGCATACCCGCATACGTAGTGCGAAAACCAGGAAATGGTGCTCATTCCACGAGGAGAGTCGAAGGGAGCGGATATCTCGCAGGACGATATGTCATTATCGACGATCAAATCGACAGTGGTACCACCGTAAGAACAATCCTCAACACGTTGAAAGACCGAGAATGCGCCGGTATTATTCTCTACAATGGTTTTGCCGACAACAAGTACAATGAATTCAGTGAGTATGATGGATTAGGGAGGTTTCCCTTTGAAAGCACCGGTTGGGAATCCACTCCAATGAATAATTCTAACGGAATCCCAGTTATCAACGTCAGAAAAGATATAGATCAACTCATCTCGATTCATAGACTGTCGAAACCTTGACAATCGCGTGGCGGAGGCATTAATCATGGGTATGTTAATAGATGTCGATCTAGATTGGTTAAACGACAAAAGAAATCCTGTACGATCGCTAAAGAGTATATTGCAACACCTACCCCCGGATACCCCCGCCGTACTCACAATCGAACATCATCACATACTCAAACATATACGGCAATGGATTCAATCGGGAATCATAATGCCACCGTTCGACATCATCCATATCGATCAACATCACGACTTTTATTTCAACAACCCCCCACATCACCCAGAAGGTCGAGGAATCAATTGTGGCAACTGGGGATTCAGAATACCTCTATGGTGGTATAATTCGTTTACGTGGATTCCAAACAGAAACCCTGACACAACAAATTGGGAAGACGCAATGGGGTGGCTCACCAGCCATAAAAAACGAATCTCATTCAGGGAAAAATTGCGAGGATCAAGCTGGAAACCCATTGTTGCTACCTTTTGTGTCTCACCTGACTACTCAGACAAAAACGTAATGTCGTACATGGACCAATTGATTGACGTTATTGTCCAATATTTTGGACTGCAACGTGCCCCCCGGCCACGCCCCGACTATAAGGGCTTCACAGAAGAAGTCGAGGCTTGGCAAAGAGTTGCGTGCCATGTTTAAGGAGATTGACCGTGAACATCGACAGGACGCTAGTTATCATAGACATGCAGGATAGCTTTATTTGTTGTGGGGACGAAGAGGAGTTGATCCCCGCCATATGTAAACTGTGTCATCACGCCAAGCAAAACAAGTGGCCGATCATTCTAGTTGAGTTTAATGCAAGTGGACGTACCACGAGCGCAATTCTTGAAGCTGTAGAAAATTACCCCTTTACAGAAACGGTGACTAAAGAAACGGGCAGCGGTGGGAAAGAAGTAATGGCATGTCTCCTCCACCATCCAGAGTGGCCGCTGAATCTTCTCGTCTGTGGCATCTATGGACCAGAATGTGTTGCCGAAACTGTTGCTGGATTACTTGACAATAGCGATCTGGTAGAAGTCGATGTCATTATAGACGCCATATATCCACCATATTGCTCATTAGCCGAACTAGACGAACATGGTCAACAACGAGAAGGTGAATTCTTTGTGAGTGAAATCGTAGACCCAGAATATTTGGCGCAGTACGAAACTGTGAACAGTCTCCCGAAGAAGATTGTTTTATCGTAATGTACCAAGAGAGATTAAAGGAGATATCGTATGCCTATTGGACAGAATCGTGGGGGAGAGTGGATCGGACCCCAGTAAATCCTGCACCTATTCCCAAAAAACACAAAGAAACGGATTGGAAACAGATCAAGCAACGGGTACAAATGAGAGAACTGCCCAAGGAACAAGTCCCTAGATTACTTTTCGAAGCCATACAGGAAATTGGGAGACTTCAAGAACAACTCCGATCTTTGAGAGAACAAATACAAAAGCTTTACGACCACAGTAAATCAGATTAACCCCCAAAAGGGACTGCAATGTAATCGTATCGTCCAGACCAGTTTGACCTGTATATGGAGAAATGCAATGAGATTTGCTGACATCCCACAAATGACTCAGGCAAACTATAGTTGCCATCATCCCCTCCATATGCTCCCTTGGGCTATCGATAACTACCAAAACAAAAAACTTGCTCCCCTTAATATGAACCCCGATTTCCAACGGGCACATGTCTGGACACAAGAACAAAAAACTCGCTATATGGAATTCATCCTACGAGGGGGAAATTCTTCTAAGGACTTCTATTTCAATTGCCCTGGATGGATGGATAACTGGGAAGGGCCATTTGAACTTGTGGATGGAAAACAACGACTTGAGGCATGTATGGGTTTTATGTCTGGCAAAGTGCCTATTTTTGGTGGACTCCGCGTCCAAGACTTCTATAACGAACCTTTTAACATTCACCTTTGTTTCCACATCAACAATCTAAAAACACGGATAGAAGTTCTCCAATGGTACTTGGACATAAACTCTGGTGGAGTTGTCCACACCACCGACGAACTTGAAAAGGTCAAAAAGCTTCTAAGACAAGAAGAGGAAAGATTATGATCCTAAAACAAACCGATGATTATATCTTCATTCACGGACATGCAGGCAGAGTTCTCCTAAAAAATAACATCACAAAGCAACATGAAGTCTGGGTAAGGGCGGAGCCAGGAGCGTTAGCAAGTATTATCTGGTGCTTTTACAACCATTCATTTTGGTTGACTTTCGATCACGTAGCTACCGAAGCCGATATTAGCGAAGCACATGAATTGTAGAAAGGAGTGAACTATGTGTAATTATTCATTTATCTGTCCAGCGTGCGGGAAAAAGGCTGGTGTCGAAGAAATCACCCTCTGTGAAGGCGTGATATCCGAAGTAACTGGCTTTCACAAAGACAAAAATGGCAACTTTTGTGGATGTGAATGCAAAGATGGTCATGGTTACGGCGAGATTGTTAACGTAATCTATCAATGCACTGCTTGCGGAGCAGAACTTAACTTTGTTTACGATAATAATGATGATTGCGAAATTCCGGACTGTATAACTTTAAAAAAGGAGAAACCATAATGAGCCGTTGTTACGAAATAACCATCTCGGTAATGAAGCACAACACTGGTCGTGTCGAGGAAATAGTTGATGCGTTATTGAGTCTCGGCTACGAAGCCTACTGCGACACTTTTGGGGATGTGATCCAGTTCTACTCCGAGACCATCAACATCACCGCCGGGCACAATGATGAATCGGTAGCCCGTGAAATCGTGGAGACTATCTGGGAGGCGAACGGCGCATTCTGCAAAGTCGATGTTGAAATGCTTGACTTGGATGCTGACTATCCGTCATATTCGTGGGATGAAGCGTCTTTTGACGAATGGCACAAGGCAAGTAAAAATGAAAAGTGAATTCGAAACAACAATGGAAAAGTTGAAGCAAAAGGAGTACAAAGATTATGGCAATTCCCTAAAGTGATTACATCGAAGAGGCGTGGGGTACGTGCGTAACAATAGAAATGATTCGATCGCACCATACCGAGACCGAAATTGAACATTTTTGCGCATGGTATTTTGGTCAGACTGGACCAGTCTTGTCAAATGGCACCCTCGGCATCTACTCTTGGGATTACGAAAGGTGGTGTAGAGAAGGGAATTTGGATCATCAATTACCAGCAACATGGGATTGAATGTAAGTAATGCAAGGATGGATGTTCCATCCTTTGGTCCGTTGTCTTGGTGGCGCATAGTCACCGATTACACATGGGAGAATGTGATGATTAATGTAACTTTAATTACGAACAATGGTGCGGGCGTACCCGCGAGGATTCCTGTGGTCGAAGGTACGACCCTGGAAAAGTTCTTGGAAGTTTCGTTTGAAGGCGACCCGGATGAGTTCACTATTCGGGTTCGCGCCAACGGGGAGACTGTTGAAGTCGAGCAGGATTATGTTCTCCAGGATGGGGATCGCATTTCAATGGCACCTACTAAAATTGATGGTGCAGTAGTACTGTAATTTATCAAGCTATACTGTAGGTTGATTTAGCCGATGGTATAACTTCGATTAACGAGTTTTAGGGAACCAACAAAAGGAGAAGAACATGAAGGGTCCAGGAACAAAAAGTCAGCAAATCCAATCGTTGAGGGACAAGGTTGGCGCTGCCGGTGTGAAAAACGTTGACACTATCGTCAAAGATTATTCGCCAAGCGAAATTGCGTTGGCGTATAGGCTCTCTCGCAGAAGCACCGCACTTCCCAAGTCAGTTACCAATCTGTTAGGCAACCTTCCTGAAGGTGAAGCCAAGGCAATTCGCGACAAGCTTTTGGCAGCCAAGGGCTAACGGCTACAACAAGTCAAATTCCCAGAGGGGGTGGGGGGAGTATTCCCCCGCCCCTTTCTTTATGGTGCTAAAGCGGGAAGAAAACCAGAACCTATCCTCAAGGATTTTCAAATGAATCAAATTACTTTGCAACCAACGATTTTCATCAACTATCCGCAGAAAAGCCTGAGAAGAATTGAGACCTACGGTTATCGTATGTACGACGACGAAGGTCAAACTTATTTCAGTAGGTGGAAGTCTATCCCCGATAATAGCCTGGAGGTTCTGAGACAAGCTCTCGAAGATGCAGATGAGGTCGCTGGAGACATGTTCAGCTACGTACTAGAACACCAATGCGGAATGAACATAGGCGACGAGTGGTATGATTGGGACGAAATTAGCCATCTGTTTGAATAGGCAGAAATTCGTTATGAACGAAAAACTAATACAACGTGCTGCGATTAAATACCAGCAGTGGATGGTTGCCGAATCGCATCGCCCATGCTGTATTTCCAAAAACACAATCGACAACCATCTCGCAACGGTCTCACTCCAAGTGAGCCAAATGCAAACATGGAGCGAACGGTTTTTTCGCGGTCAATACCCCCGTGTCACTCACGGTCTCCTCGGCCCAGAAGTATACAAAAACATTGCCACGAATATGATCCCCGCTTTGGGGATCGATGCGGTAAATGGCATCAACCTCGCAATTAAAACCCTCAAGAAAATAATAAAAAACACAATCTCACCCATCACACTAAGAGGAGCAATCGAGGAAATCACGATCGTCACCAAAGCATGGCAAAGGGTTAAATTCAAAGACAACACGCTGGCAGTTCTCATTTCCGATGTCACCTTGTCTGACGAAAACCAAGAGGTAAACTTAGGAAGCTTTTGGATACATTTGAACCTTACTAATCCCAACGAAGAGTTAAGAACCTACTCGGTCGATGAGGTTATGTCGGAAGATGGCAACTACTGCCACCCTCATATAACAAACGGTGAACTCTGCGAAGGTGATGGCAAGTATCTGATGCAAGAAGCTCTTAGTCAAGGCCGGTTGGAAGATTACTTTAGAATTGTCGAAGCTATCCTTAGAACGTACAACTATAAATCCCCCTACGCAAAACTCGAAGAATGGTATAATCCTTCACATGAAAGCGAATTCTACTGCGAACAATGCGACGAGTGGCGACTTGAAGAGGATGGGTGTTGGTGCGAAGGGTGTCAAACACAACACTGTGAGTCCTGCGCTGCCGGTGGTTGCTGTATCGACTGTGGCGAATGGAACTGCGACGAGTGTGGTAAGTATTGTAGCGACTGTGGAGAAAGAGTGTGTCATGATTGTGTAAGTGATTGCGAGGATTGTGGCAATCACCTTTGTTCATCATGTCTGGTTGGGTGCTCAAACTGTGCAAATTATTACTGTAAACATTGTATAGTGTCCTGTGATGATTGCGGTGACAACATATGCAAAGAATGTCGAATAGAATGCGACGAGTGTAGGAAAACTCTGTGCCCTGAGTGTGTACAAAAGTGTTGTGATGAATGTGGTCGAGAATTGTGCGATAATTGTATTAAGCAGGATTGTGGCTGTTTACTAACAAAAATGGACAAATAAAATCATCATAAGCGATAATCATGAATTTTTTGGACGAGAGCAAGAAATTCGTCGGGCGTTTGATCAGCCTTCATTTTATTCACATCCCTCGTTACCCATTCTAGATTGGTTATATTTGAGGCTAGATCAGGGAACTTAGCTCGTGGAAATTTATGATCTAATGAATCGTTCAACCCCAATATGAGATGCTCACCGGTATATGGACATTTCCAATCTTGTGATTCCAACAAGGCCAGTAATGTTTGCCAATAGCCAACCGTTTTCAAATGATAACGAGACTTATTCTTGATGTAACAGACCTGGCATAAAACAGCATAATGCATCCTGTAATTTTTCCCACAATAATGGCATAAACCGGCATCTGTCAATGATGCCCTACGTTGCTTTTCCCAATTCCTTATTCTCATCAAACAGGATTCACATGATTTTTTACCAGAAGTTTTTCCGCCACATTGACCACACAATCCTTGTCTAATCCAAGTATCTCGTCGTTGTTTACAATAAGCATTTTTCTGCTCTAAACAACTAGAACAGCGAGTACGCCCGTGCTCAACCTTCTGATTACATTGCACACACTGCCCTTGGATTTTCCTTTTTTCTATTGCAATAAGTAATTGATGACATCTTTTGTTAGCGCACTTGTCACAATACGCCCCGCCATCTGTTTTAACTCCACATGAGAGACACAAGTGCTTCTTACGTCTTGCCTGAGAGTATTCTTTTGAGTATTCACGAAATTTCTCTTTAGTCCACGCCATCGCAAATATTATACACCAACTCAAACCCTTTTAAGGAGAAAAAGATGGATATGACAAAAAAAACTTTAAAAATCACAAAGCCCAAAACATCTTATGCCGACACGCTAAGAATTTCACCATTCGCTTTTGCAAAGATACGGTATTGGAGAGACTATGGGGACGTAGAGGTGGCGGCATATGCCACAACTGGAACAGATAATCCTCTGCTCATTACTGACTTTCGACTAATTAAGCAACAATCCTCAATAGGAGACTTTGATCTCGATCCTAATGATTTAGCCAAAGATGTCGAACGCACACTAGATGATGGGCTATGCCCATGGCAGACCCACAACATCTTGGTGCACAGTCACCCAGGCAATTGCCCAAACCCATCTGGCACTGACGAACATAACTTTCAGAAAGCATTTTCCCATCCTGATTGGGCAATCATGTTGATTATAGCCCAAGATGATTCTATGTATTGTCGTCTAAAACTCAACACCGGCCCAGGCGCAGAAAAACTACTGAAAGTCCAAATTGATTTTAGTCAAGAATTCCAAGCCTCCGACCATACGGCGTGGAAAACAGAGTACGAAAAGAAGGTTACAAAACAGCAATTCTTTATGATTGATGAAGAAGGCTTCTCAGCACAAGCACGAATACCAACAAACAAGATACAAACCGCCTGGGAAAAATACCTTGAAGGGTCTAATGACAACCAAGACATGGAACTTGACTGCGACTGGGATGAAGACGGAGCCGTTTCCTGTTTCAACGATGAAGACGGTACGTGGTATGTGTATGATCCTGTTACTCGACAGTGGTATGTAGAAGACCTTTTCGGTAATGATGAACACGTATCAGAAATCCAAGCTCCAAATGGACCATGGACAGCAAAAATCCTAGCGTGGGCAGAAAAACACGCTGATGAACGCAAATTGGCAATGGAACGAAAGGACGATTATAATCGCAGTGGTTGCAGACCATAGGACAATCAAGGATTAACCCATGAACAAATCACAACGTTATGTTGGACTGACTTACCCTCGTCTTTTAGAGTGGAAAGTAATCCATAGTCTGTGGAAGAAATTCTTGTGTCCCAAACATATCCATCTGTTCGACGAAACCTTATCCTCTGAACACACCTTAAACTGTAGTGCTTGTGGATTAGTGGTCCACATTGCCCTTATTGAAACTGAAGAAGAAGCTTGTGCCAGAGCGAAGAAGGGATTATATATAGCAACTTGGGCAATAAAACAAAGGGTAAGCCTGATGCTACGATAGAAGTAGATATGTCTAGATTTATTTGACCTGACTAGGGAACGGTTAAGGAGAAAAAAATGACCATAATCGCAGACAGAAATATCCGCCAACGCGAACTTATCCCTCCAGACAAACTAGCACAAACAAGAATCACATTAATAGGTGTGGGCGCAATAGGCCGTCAAGCTGCGTTACAATTAAGTGCTATCGGCGTGCCCAAACTTCAATTGATAGACTTTGATTTTGTTGCGCCTGAAAATCTCGCTGCTCAAGGCTTTTATGAGCAAGACCTAAACTCGCCAAAAGTCGAAGCCGTAGCTAATGTTTGCAGAGCAATCAACTCAGAAATCGAAGTAACCACTGCAAATAAACGATTCACGGGGTTGCAATTTACTGGAGGTGTGATTTTTTGCTGTGTCGATAAAATCGAAACTCGCAGATCAATCTTCAATTCTGTAAAAAATCGTGCCAACTTGTGGATTGACTCCAGAATGTCTGCTGAGTACCTGCGGATACTAACAATCTATGATAATCCCTCCCAGGAATACTATTTGACAACTCTATTCCCTGCCGCAGAAGCATACCAAGGAAGTTGCACAAACAAAAGTATCATTTATTGTGCCAATATCGCCGCAGGAATGATGGTAGCACAGTTCGCCAAATGGCTTCGTGGATGCGACCTCAACATGGACATTGATCTTAATCTTCTCACCAATGAAATGGGAGTAAAATAAATGCTTACCTGTCCACTGTGCAACGGAGATGCAGAAGAATCTGGTACGCCAGATAAAATAACGTGCCTTTTCTGTGGTTATGAAGGCCTAGATGGGGGTAAAATATTCAAGACGGTTCGCATCTTAATGAAATCACGAGGAAAAGCAATCAATATCAACGTAATAGCATTAACCTTCGAAGAAGCATTTGGTTTCGTAGAAAAACACAATCTACGGGTAGACCCACTAATTGTGAAATGCGACGACCCCCCAGGATACCGAAAAAAACACTGGCATGTGGGACAAACCGTACTCTCAAGCAACGGGTGGACTAATATTTCCAATTGGCTTGTCAAAGGGAAAACAGCACTAGAAGCCATCTCTATCACAAAATCATTCATAGAAACAGGGGAAAACCATAAACTATACAACGAAGGTGTTCTCAACAAATCGGAGTGAAAGATGTAGCAGTCTTGTGCCAGACATTAAACGAGGTTAATATTACGATGCGAAGCATGTCAGGACAGGAAACGCTAGGAATTGATGATTGGTATAATGTATGGAACGACACCAATGATTATAACGATTCGTGCGTTATTCGAGTAACAAATAAATGTAACGAGCAATGTCAACATTGCTGCTTTAGGTCAGGCCCCCTATGGAAAAAATATATATCAACTGAAAAAGCCATTAAGATAAATCAATGGTTGCCTAAAAAAATCACAATGTATATTATGGGGGGCGAATTTACCGTCTTAAAAAATTATCCCGAAATTATATTAGCTTTAACGAAAAATAGAAAAAAAGTTCGTCTAGCTACTAACGGCCAATGGGCAACAACAAAAAAGAAATTACAAAAATTTGTCACAACTGTCAAACAAATCAAGAAGAATTGTAATGACTTAGATATATCCATTTCCGATGATCAATGGCATATCTCAAAAGGGGCAGTTAGTAAATATAAATTTATCAAATATAACACTGGCATCCCCGTTGCATTAAATCAAAACTGTAATCCAGCACCCATAGGAAGAGCGTGGGATAACAAATTAGTGTGTTTCCCAGAAATGTATGCATTATGTAAAACAAAAAAGTATTTAATTATAACAGAAGATAGTATGATCCATAGATGCTCATCCGGGTATTTCCCTTGGAAATCTTTCGAAGAAACCACTTGGGATGATGCCAGAGATTATATCTGGAGATGGAGATCAGAAAAACTTTCAGAAGGCATGAATTGCCATATTTGCATGGAAATAGTAGCAGCAGCTCGACATAGAATCGTTGGAAGTGAAGCACCACCAAACACAAAAGAGGAATAAATGCCTAAAAAAATCCACAGAATTGTAGTCATCGATCTAGAATGTACATGCTGGGACGATCCAGGAGATCAGAAACCAGAAATTATAGAAATAGGCGCATGCCTGTACAACAATCGAACGAGGGAAATTACTAACTCAATCAACCTAGTGGTCCGTCCCCATCACTTGGATATCAGCGACTATTGCACAAACCTTACGGGCCTGACAGAAAAAGCGGTGATACAGGGCATATGGCTCCACGAAGCTCTAGGGACACTAAAGAAAGACCTGCCTTTGCGGTCCTGCGCTTGGGCTAGTTGGGGAGATTTTGATCGTGTTCATTTAGCGAAAGAGTGTGCGGGAAAATCCATTGAATATCCCTTTAGTCAGACGCATATCAATATCAAATCCCTCTTCGGCCTGATGATGCACGATAAGGTCGGGGTAGGCTTAGGCAAGGCAATAGATCGTTTAGGGATGACTTTTGAAGGTAAACCCCACCGAGCAGTAGATGATGCTTACAATGCAGCTAAAGTTTTGCAGAAACTTTCAGAGTTTGAGTTACCAACGGGTATTGTTGATTGTATTTTGGAGCCAACACCATGACGAGTCAAGACAAACTACTATGTTATGAGGTGTAAAACAATGACATGGAATGAATTAAAACCCTTGATAGAACGCATGTCTCCTGAGCAACAACAAACAGATGTGACAATATATGTGTCTGCCATAGACGAAACATATGTGGCAACAACTCTAGCAGAAGTGCCTTATGGGCCTATTAAAAATAGTCTGTGTGGCGGCGTACTTGATGATGGCCACCCATTTCTTGTCACAGTTTAGGAGTAATAACAATGTCCAAAGGAAAACCTGACCCTCAATGCCAGGACTGTAAAGGGACAGGGCAAATCACGCTCTTTACCTCAATAAGCATATGTGATTGCGTTAATCGTAAGTCGGTAATCACAGATTTGAAGGAAGACTATCCCCACCCCTCAAAATACATCAAGAGCGAAGATTTCAAAATTAAGACGATTTACCCGTCGGACATTCCCTTTTAAAAAGAGAAAATAATGAACAACGAAACGGAAAAGAATCGCACTTACGATCATCTCACCACTGAGCAGCTTATCATACTCGATGAACTATTGTTCGAGGTCATGTTTGAAGATATGCAGAGAGACCCGTACTATCTGGAGGACTGTTTACTTGATTACATTGAGAGGATGGACGTTGCAACTAAGCTTGCTGCACTATCTAGTGATGAAGAATCTCGCCGGGAGTTGTTGGGATTTGATCCAGAGGACTGCAACAACGATTAGTATCTTAGACTAGTTTAGTGTGTAAGATTTTAGGAGTGATAAACCAATGAAGTGGATAAATGTAAACGACAGAATCCCGCCCATATTCGACAAATTTCTTGGAGACAGCGAAAAAGTGCTATGTCAAGATAGCAAAGGACAGACCTTTATAGGTTATGTTAGACACGAAACAGACGTGGCATTCGACCGCCTTCCCAGTTGGATTCAAGACGGAGGAGATATGTATGATCTACAGGACATCATTAGATGGATTCCTCTGAAGTATGTGGTTGAATCAATCTCACCAAATCAACAGGAGCTTATCGATGAATGACGAAACAAGTAAACGAAACGTTAAGGCGCTGGTTAGTGAATATCATCAGTTAAGTGGGGCCTGTAGCAGAGCGCAAGCTAAAATTATTCAAGTTACCAACCGTCGCGAACGAATTTTGGAGGAAATTGCCAAGAAAATCACTACGCCATCGCCCGTTGTTATCCGTATCGGCAGTCAATCATTCGTGGTAGAATCTGGCACGGGGAAAATAGCGGCCATTCGTCTCGCAGTAACAATTACTTGACACGAATTCCAATTAGAAAATAGGTTTGTGAAAACAAATTCCCAAGTTCAACGTATAACCTCTATGTCTTAAGTTAATTGAAGCTGGTTCGTTGTTGAATCAGTATGAATTGTAATCGCTACCGAAAGGAATAAACCATGTCCGATGAAGCACCAACAGTCCAAAAGGATTCGGCATTCGAAATTATTGAACTAAACACCAAAACCGGAGAAACCATTGTCATTATTCAAAAGGGCATTATAGGTGCTTTGGCGAATCAGTTGAAAAACACTAGTGACAAGCGCAAGGCCAGTTCAATTTTAAGAAAACTTGGATATACCCTTAGCGATTGTGGAGACATACATTATGAGACCAAGCAAGTAAGCGATACTGATATCAACCCAAGTATTGTAACAGACCGAATGGAGGAGTGATAAGTTAGGATGCTATCCCTGTACGACCAACGATTTGGGAAACTAGTAGCCATAGAACCACGTGGAAGCAATAAAAATAAACAAATTCTATGGCTATGTTTGTGCGATTGTGGGAATGAAGTAATTGTAGAAGGTAGAGCCCTTAAAGCCGGGCAAACAAAGAGTTGCGGATGTTTAGCCCTAGAACAAGCAAAAAAGATGGGACTCAACAATAAAACCCACGGCCATAGTAAAAATGGAAAAAAGTCTAAAGTTTATATGGCGTGGGAAGCAATGATTCAAAGATGCACCAACCATAAACACAAATATTATAATATCTACGGAGGTCGTGGAATCACTGTTTGCGATCGTTGGTTGAAATTTGAAAACTTTCTTGAAGATATGGGAGAGTGTCCACCGGGTCTTACATTAGAACGTAGGAATAATAATAAAGGATACTCTCCCTCGAATTGTTATTGGGCAACATGGAAACAACAACAAAGAAACAGACGAAACAATAGACCAATAACACACAATGGGAAAACACAACTCTTGATAGAATGGGCAGAAGAAACAGGTATCGATAGAAAGACTATTACTGCGAGACTTAAGAGGGGTTGGTCAACAGAAAGAGCCCTTAAAACTCCGGTCAGAAAATGTAAAAGGAGAAATCAGATGGATGAGCTAGCAATGAAAACAATTGCGACGAATGTCGCCGAAGTATTCGAATCCCTGACTGACGTAAACGCAGAGGACTTCAAAGAGGTAAAACGATTATCGCAAAAAACCGTTGGTTTGCGCGAAACTGGAGCATTTAATGTTGGCGTAAGAATGCTGCGACGGAAGGACATCCGTGAACAACATGCCAAGCTGATGGCCGCGATCGCTGCGGAAAAGTGGGGCGAGGGGTTCCTGATGGCGCTGCAACTCATGGCAGCTTTTGGAGTGTAGAGGTGAAAAAATGTTGAAGAAAACTGTTCCGATAACGATGGTCTGTGTATTATTGCTGAGTGGTTGTACCTCTATGCGGCTGGCTCAAGAATCTCTGGCGATTGGTCAAGACTCAAACTTAGAAATTCGCAATGCCTTTTTGGCTAAATCGTGGGGACTCAACAGGGCCTTGGTTACCGAATCGCGACGGGGATATGTGGCCGAAGCAAAGCTAGTCCTCCTGTCTATTGGTTCTAATGGGACAGTAGATATTCAAACGGCAATGCAAAGCCTAGACAATCTCGCCAATGAACTCGCTACAGATGAAATTACTACTTCGGAAAATTTCGCATATTTGGCCCTCCTTAGCATCATGGGTGAACGGGCCGATTCGTATCTCGATCAGACATACGGATTCATTGAAGCTCAAAAACCAATCTGGATGAGAAGTGCTTTACTACGATCAGCGATTATGGAAACAACTACAGAAATCGAAATGTGGACGATGCTGCTGGGCGACGTACTGCCCAAGTTCAAAGGTCTTATCGACAAAATACCGACAAGATAAAAATACCAACAACAAAAAAGGAGACTTAGTATGGGCGTTGATCCACCTCAATATCCAACATCTCCCAAACCTGAACCTTATCCATTATTGGACACCAAGAAAAAACGACCTACCGCAACAGTCACAATCTTCGGAGCCGCTCACGTTCCGGCATTTCACTGGGAGGCGTTAGTATTTGGCATAAGATGTATCAATGATACCACATATACGACTGTCAGGTCTGCTAAAAGAGCAGCAAAACAATGGTGTAATCGCGTCGGTCTATCTATTATATTGCCATACTGAACAGGAGAAGCCATGATAACACACACAGAAGCATCGGCTAAATTCAAGAGATGCCGAAATGAAAAGCGGGGCTACAAACTAGCAAACAATACCTATCTTAAAAAACGTGGAAATGCTTTCGCTGTTCTACTCTACGAGACAAATATTGTAACGATTCGTCCCAACGGGACATACCGGCTAGATACAGATGGACATCGCACAGTCACAACCCAAAAACGAATGAACATGATACTACCCTGTACTGTTTCACAAACGAAAGGCATTTGGCACATCGGAGACAATCTCTACACAGATAATATGCTTATTAAGCCAGACGGAAAAGTTGTGGAGGGCAAACCTGTTGGGGATATACTAAAGATTAAAGCTGAGGTTGATCGTCGGGTCAACAAATTTATTAAGCTTCTGGTACAATGGTGTTCTGGGTGTGATTTGGGAAATTGGGAGAGTTATGTGAGAAAATATGCCCTTCCTTGTCCTGCTAACAAAATCCACCTAAGCAAATTGTGGCAAACAATCGTGGAGGAAACCAACTATCAAACGCATTATGGGTTGAACAGTCCCACTCATCTGTTCAAATGGGTCTATTTGGCTATACTGGCTCGTGGCTACAAAGACCCCTCAATCGTCTGGCGGATTACGAGGCATGAATGTATGGAAGGGTGCAAAACAGCCCTCGGCTTATCCGACCTGCGACCGTTCATGCGCCCCAGTAAACCATTAATCGCAGAAATGATCGCTAACGGAGGACTCAGTAGATGACTATCTTTTCTGGCAGAAAATGGAAACTTAGGAAATTTGAACGACAAAGCCCTGCAAAAGAACGGGTGAAGGAAAATATCGTTATGGGACCGAGTGTTGGAAGATGCATTATAAAGAAGATCACCTTATCTGTCCAGCAAGCTAGCGAAGTTTGTCGCGACCTGGAGCAACTGGAGAACACCGGAATATGGGATTGCCCCACGTGGGCAACAGAGTTGTCGAAGCACTACCACGCAAATAGATGGTTTGTCGGAGAAACCCACTCTGTTATTCATCTTGAGGGCTGGCGGGCTGTCGCTAAGGCGTATAAAGATTCATGGGAACGACAAGCCTGGAAGGAACTGGGAGAATAAGAATGTATAGATATACAGTCATAGGAATACACAACAGCGGTTTAGGGTTAATATTACACCTAGCGGCTGACTCTGCCAAGGACGCCCTTAAAGAATTCGAGAGCCGGGATGTTGGCGTGGCTCTGGCGATCCTCTCAGGTTTTCACGATAACTTAGTACCCAGGAACATATGGCCTGGATCGTCACCTCCACGTTTTCCCGCGAAAGAATAGAAATGGACCAATGCGAGTTCCCCCGATGCAGGAATCCAGCCGATATGACCTACATAAGAGTGCCACTCTGCGACAAACATTGGAACCAACTCAGTAACTCAGAAGGCAAAGTCGAAAAAAGGTTGTTGGCCAAAATCAACCTACAAAGAGACGAAAACGGGAAAGTAGTACCGATAACTTGAAGAACCAATAAGGAGTAAAATGATGGATGTTGATAAATTGTTTGATCTGGTTAAGGAGCATTGCGGTCACGGTACTTTACATGCAGATGATGTAAAAAAAACAATAGCTTTTGTTATTAGGTGTCTTGCTTATGAATGGCAAGATGGTGGAGAAATAGAAGTAATACAACTATTTAAAAGTTGCTTAAAAAATTAGTATTTTCCTAAACAAAAGGTCTCTTTCAACGTATAACCTTACATGAACACGAAAGAGGTGGCATCCCAATTGCGCAAAATTCTGAACAGGGAAGACACGGAAACAGATGGCCTGATTAGGCGTGGCAAGTCATCCAAACACACCCATGAACTCGAAGTCCTGATGGAGCATGTTGCCTTGTTGGTAGCAGACCTGAGATTCGATGCTGAAGCATCTAAGAGAGAATTATTTGTAGCTCGTTCCCTTCTTGAAGAAATGCCCTAACAATCTGTTTAGTCTTTTTTTTTAATTGCCTTGGGAAAAGTGGACACTAAAAGGAAAGGAAATGAAAATGGAAAAGAAGTCAGAAGAACAAAAGCCACCAAGAAGTAGTCAAGTAAGAACAGTAGCCGATCTTAAAAGGATAATCGCTGAATGTCCTAATGATCTACCAGTTGTTGGATTTTCTGGAGATGATGCAAAAGGCAATTGTTCCGTATATGTTAACGACGCCAGATACCCAACACTTCATATCAGACTTTGAGTTTCGAGGAAAGAACATGGATACATTTCAAAAGAACCTTATCGATTATCTTTGCTCAGGCCATTGTTTACTGCACGTCAGCACCTTTGAAAAAGACCGAGCAATAAATAGAATTAGCGAGGCCGCTAAGCAAATCAATCGCACGGTTCATATATGGTCAGTTGCGACAGGTTGGAAGAACGACCAGGGAGTCGTGGTGTCGGATGCTAAGCCGGGTTGCCCGGTAGAAGAAAGCCTCATGGCTATCACGGAATTCCCTCAGAATACTGTCTGTATCTTACAGGATTTCGATTGTTATTTGCGGCACGAAACCTACCCCGGTTTCGACATTATTATCTCATGGCTAAATGAATTACGACAAATGTTGTCAACTAATCAACAATCTATCATATTCGTAGGGCCAGCGTTTGAACCACCAATCGGATTGAAACATGATATTACTATGATAGATTTCGCCCTACCTGACACAAATCAAATTGAAGCTCAAATTATGTTCTCGTGCGAAGATGTGATGACAAAAGATGGAAAAAAGTTTGAGCCCAATCTAGACTTGCTCCCTCAAATAGTTGCTGCTTGTCGAGGCATGACGCAGCAGCAAACCATTGACCGAGCTACGCTCACTTTAAGAAAGCATGGAGATTTTAACGAAGCTGCGATCAAAACAATTACTCGTGAAAAGGCTGCGGTCGTAAACGCATCCGGTCTTTTAACTTACATTGAACCGCCTGAAGGTGGGTTGTCGATTGTGGGTGGATATAGCGCTTTGAAACAGCACGTCCAACTCGATAAACCATGTTTTACTACCGAAGCGAGAGAGTTTGGTATTGAATTTCCGAGGGGAATCATGCTCGTAGGAATCCCTGGTTGTGGAAAGACATTGCTGTCTCTTGCAATCGCATCGGAACTTGGTTTGCCACTCATAGCGATGGATGTTGGCAACCTAATGTCTAAGTACGTGGGCGAATCAGAATTGCACATGAGGGAAGCGATCGGTATGTTGGAGAGTATCGCGCCTTGTGTTTTGGTCTTGGACGAAATTGAGAAAGGCTTCGGGGGTGTGGGAGATATGGACGGGGGAGCATCACGTCGCGTATTTGGTACATTTTTAAAATGGATGAACGACCGTACTTCTCCAGTTTATATAGTAGCAACAGCCAATCAGGTCCAGTCACTACCCCCGGAATTCTCCAGGAAAGGAAGATTTGATGAAATATACGGACTTGACCTACCGGCAACTGAAGAGCGCGAAGAAATTTTTCGTATACATATAGCCAAAAGAGATAGGAAACCAGATGACTTTGACTTAGAAAAATTGGCCAACACTACTCCTGGGTATACAGGGGCAGATATTGAACAGATTGTTAAACTTGGCCTGAAGGTAGCATTCTCTGCCAAATTACGACAACTCCAAACCGAGCATCTATTACAATGTGTAGAAGATATCATTCCGTTGTCTCAGACTGAAGAACAACGAATCAAGAACGTAAGAGATTGGTGCTCGCGACATGCTAAGCCTGCCAATCCACCAATAGAAAAGATATCCAAAGGTGGCGGCAGTAACAGAAAAGTTACCCTGAACTAGAAGGAGAAAAAAATGACCACTACCGTTACGCAAGAACCAATGTTAGAGAAAGACACTATCAATCTTTTCAATGTCGGAGCGCTCATGAATCTCCGCGTAAAAATGTGGTCGGGTCGAAAAATGCTAACCCGCACCGACTTGATAAAAGTTGGATACGATCCAGATCATTTACCAGCAGACATAGTGAATCTTGGGCGAAAAAGTTTGGTGCCAAAAGCAGAACTACAGAATCTTACGCGCATCGAACAACAGGCTAGAAAGGGCCTCGAAAGATTTTCCGTGCCTTTTGGTATTGCCAACTCGCACTTTGTCCCTATCAAAATGTTACCCACGATAGTGCAACAACTAGAAGGCTTAAAAGAAGAATTCTTCACCAGAGTAGATAGCTTTATCACTCGTTTTGAAGACCTCAAAGCTAAAGTCGCAGCACAACACCCAGTATTCTGGACTAAATGTTTACAGGGCAACTATCCATCGAACCCCCAAGCACTAAGGCAATACTTCCATTTTGAGTGGTTTATCTTCAAAATCGCTGGCATGGATGCTATTCAACAATCCAGTGTGGAGGAAATGGTTGCTCAACAACAAGTCACTGATGAAAAACAATTAGAACTTCGTACCCAGATGAAAAGCCAAATAGGCGAATTCGTCGGAGAATATGTTGGTGTAATGCGGGGAGAAGTTATTCGTTTTTGCGATCTAGTCACCAGTCGTATTAACGGCAAGCCTTTTGGCGACGAAACTGAAGCGAAAAGACTCACCCCAAAATCTCTTTCCTGCTTCAGAAAATACATTGATCGATTCCATAATATGAATGTTTTTGGTGACACGGAAATCGAAAAGATGTTAAGAGAATTTAAGGAACAATTCCTCGATGACTTTTCAAGTCCTACAGATTTCGAGGGAGCTTCCGTAAAAACTGGCATCACTACAGCACTAAGCGCTTTGCGGGAAAAGGCTCGCGCCGAAGGCGATAGCGGATCAAAGTTTATTGGTGGGTTAAAGCGAAAAGTGGTTTTAGATTAAAACAAGGAGAATTAGAACCCCAGTACTCACGAGATAAAAGGAGAAAAGCGTGAGCAGATTTTGCACAGTCGAAACCCAGTTTAAGGACGAAAATGCTCTAATAGCGGCATTAATGGAAACAGGCGAATGGTCACAAGAACAGATAGAAATCCACGCTGAACCGCAGCATCTTTTTGGATATCATGGTGATAGACGTTCCGAGACTGCCACAATTATTGTTCGACGAAAATTTATTAACTCTGCTTCCAACGATATCGGTTTCGTCAGGGGAGAAAGTGGTAACTACGAAGCTATAATATCAGAATACGACAGATCGAAATATGGCATTAAATGGATGGCCACACTTAAAGCAAACTATTGCTACCACAAAATTAAAAAAGAACAAGAAAATCGTGGTAGGAAAGTGGCAAGAACGAGGTGTCCCCAAACTGGAAAGCAAAGAATCGAAATCGTAGGATATAGATAATCCCTATGAATAATCTGTTGCGACACATATGTATTCAAAAGGCGACACAAATATTTAAGCATAGTAACGTCAAAAGAGCTAAGGTATCTGCGATTGCGATAAGCAGAGGAGGCAAAATTATAGCCTTCACTACCAATAGAAGAATCTACGGAGATAAGCACAGATTCACTCAACATGCAGAAGAAAGATTAATAATAAAATTGCAAAAAATAAAAGCTTTTCAAAGATTCGGCAAAATTACTATTTTAGTAATAAGGTTTAATAGTAGAGGAATCGCGATGGCTAAGCCATGTTTAGATTGCCAACGAATACTTAGCCAATACAATACAGAAGTGTTCTATACAGCAAACGACGGCCTTATAAAAAGGTTACGGATGAGTAATTAAATGCCAAGATTCATTGATTTGACTGGACAAAGATTTGGGAGACTTGTTGTTCTGAAATTAATTGGAAAGAATAAATGGGGCAGTTACCAATGGCTATGTCGATGTGATTGTGGCAAAGAAAAAATCGTGCGAATCGATAGTCTCAAAAGTGGTAGAACAAAGAGTTGTGGATGTTTGAATAGAGAAAGATTAACCAAGCATGGTCATTATGGAGATAGAACCTACAAATCGTGGAGCCAAATGATTCAACGATGTACCAACCCTAATAATAAATATTTTAAAGATTACGGTGGTCGAGGTATTACGGTTTGCGAAAGATGGTTAAATTCTTTCCCGAATTTTCTTGAGGATATGGGAGAGAGCCCTAAAGGACACCAAATTGATCGAATGAATAACGATAAGGGGTATCACAAATCTAATTGTCTATGGGTTACGCCAAAACAAAATAGCCGTAACAGACGAAGCAATCATCTGGAAACCCATAATGGAAAGACACAATGTATAACAGCTTGGAGCGAAGAGGTGGGAATTCCAGAATATGTTATTAGACAACGACTTAAACACGGTTGGTCAATAGAAAGAGCATTAACAACACCAGTCAAAAAATATAAAAGGAGAAAATCTTGATAGATATTAAGCTATTAGAAAAAGCCTCCGCTGCGTACTATTCTGGCGAGCCTATTCTGTCCGATTCCGAATTCGACAAAATGTGCGCCGAATTACGACAAGTTGATCCTGAAAATCCTTTTCTAAAAAGAATCGGAGCCCCGCCCCCAGGAACAGTCAAGGCCAAACACAAAATTGCAATGGGCTCCCTATCTAATGCAAACAACGAAGAAGAATTTAAGCATTGGCTACAGACACTCCCGTCTAATCAAGTTCATCTGAGTCACAAGATGGACGGATTAAGCGTAGAACTGATATATCAAAATGGTTCTTTTATTCGCGCGATCACGAGAGGCGACGGTGAAATAGGGGAAGATGTAACGAAAAATGTCATCAAATCTGGAAATATACCTCTATTGATCGACAGAAACATCACATCGATTCGGTGTGAATGCATTATCCTAAAAAGTGATTGGGCCGAATATTTCCAAGGAGATGCAAACCCAAGAAATAGTGCCGCAGGGACTCTTCGCAGAAAAGATGGACACAATGCAGAATACTTGCGTTTCTATGCCTTTGACGCAATCGGAATAAATTGGGATACAGAGTTCACAGCATTACTCACTCTACAGGGATGGTTTTTCATCCCAGAATGGGAAATTGAAATAGATACCGATGTGAAATTCATTATCCGATGGTGCAAAAACCAAGAAAACAACAGAGATAATTTGAAGTATGAAATTGATGGCATTGTAGCTAAATTAGACGATCGCGTTCAATCACAAAAGATGGGAAGCCAAAATGATCGACCAAAATCGCAAATCGCCTTCAAATTTACGCCCCGTGCGGCAGAAACCATTCTCCAAGAAGTTGTCTGGCAAATAGGAGCCACGGGCGCAATTGTTCCAGTGGCGGTAGTGTCCCCAGTCGGGGTCGGCGGAACAATTATCAAAAGAGCGTCCCTTTGCAACATGGACGAAATAGATCGCTTACAAATTGCTATCGGAGATACAATTGAGGTCATTAGGGCTGGAGATGTTATCCCCAAGATCATCCGACGAATTTCCAAAAGCACCAGTCGTCAAAAAATCCAAGCACCCACAACATGCCCAATCTGTAACTCACCACTTCAAAAAAATGGAGCACATCTATTCTGCTATAATTCCATGTGCGAAGGACGATCATTCTGTCGTGTAATGACTTGGATTAAAAAACGCAACATTCTTAACCTTGGTCCTGAAATCGTCAAAGCGATCGGCGTAGATTCTATCCATCATCTCTATGTCCTCAATAAAGATAAATTAGCGAACACACAAATAGGTAATGGAAGATTAGGCGAATCTCGCGCAAACAAAATCATAGCAGAACTTGAGAAATCTAGAACGGTTACTCTCTGGGAGTTCTTGGGCTGCTTAGGGATCAAAGGTATCGGTAGAACATTAGCAAAACAAATCGTTGTCAATCTGAAAATGAAAACTCTTGAAGACATCTTTGCTCTAACACCCAACGACATCCAAGGACTAGAAGGTTTCGCGGAACAACGAGCAGAAGATTTCTGTAATTGGTTAAAAGAACACGAACTAGAAATTGCTAAACTGGAGATGCAAATGGATTTTGAAGAAGAAAAAGAAACCACTTCCACGGACAACTCTCTTAACGGAGAAGTAATTTGTTTTACTGGTAAGAGTCCCAAACCCCGGAGTGAAATGGCAGAAATGGCTGCAAAAGCAGGGGCAACGGTGGGCAGTTCTGTAACAGGCAAAACAACTATTTTGGTTATTGCCGACCCAAACTCTGTGTCAAGCAAAGCCGTTAAGGCAAGAAAAGCTGGTGTCAAATTGATCAGCCCAGAAAACTTTCTCGAAGTTGTAAGTCAATAAGGAAATTCATATGAAAATGGATTGGCTAGAACTTGAAACACGAAGACGTTAGAGGCAAAGCAAATGGATGAATACCACCAAGCTGGTCTTGATAACGAAGTAATCTGTTTCACTGGGAAGAGTCCAAAACCCAGAAAAGAAATGACAAAAATAGCCAACCAAGCAGGCGCTACGGTAAGTAATTCTATCACCAAAAAAGTAACTATATTGGTAATGGGTAATCTGAATTCTACATCAAGCAAAGCTGTGAAAGCCCGAGCCCTCGGAATACAACTCATTACTCCAGAAACATTTCTTCAATTGGCTGAAAATATGTCTTGGTCCGATGGTTTGAAGGAAGCGCATGGCATGCTATACGGGAAAAACAGCCCAATAACTATTAATAAACATACTAAACACCATAGAAAAGATCAACAATCCAAAAAACAAGGACCGCCACGTAGACGAGTAATATTAGATAAATGAGGTAAAGGGAAAAGAATTGTTAGCAGCCCTTGGACTGACAGCAGATGAAATCATAGAATTAGGACGCTTGTGATTACTCAAACAAATTTGCCCTGTATTGTACATAATTGGCATTAGGAGAAAGATAAAATAATATGATAGATAAACAATATGATCTATGTTTTAACGACATTTTGCTCATTCCGCAGTATTCAGAACTCGATTCTCGCACAACTCCCAGCACAGCAACTCATCTTGGATGGCTCAAATTAGAGACGCCAATCATCTCAGCACCTATGGATTCGATTACAGGAAAACACATGCTGACCACCATGGCCAAATTGGGTGGCCTTGGAATTCTAAGTCGTCATATCAATTTGCCCGACAAAGAAGAGTTGGCTACACAAATAAAAGAAGTCCAGTGGGCTCGCAACCAGGGAGCAAACAACATTGGTTGTGCCATTGGGGTGAAGGAAAATGTTGGCCATAAGGCTCAGTCGTTGCTCAATGCTGGGTGCAACGTCATCTGTTTGGATGTAGCTCATGGCGATCATCTAAAAATGTACGAAGCAATAGAAACATTAGCGCATCTAAAAGAGAAGTATCGTTTCATTATCATGGCTGGTAACGTATGCACATACGACGCCGCCTTTAGATTTGCCGATTGTGGAGTTGACGCGATCAAGGTGGGCATTGGTCCTGGCGCGGCTTGCACGACCAGACTTATTACCGGATTTGGACGTGGACAACTATCTGCTATCCAAGACTGTTGTGTCGCAGTCAAAAATGAGTTTCCCGAAGTTTCCATTATAGCAGACGGGGGATTACGAAATTCTGGCAATATGATCAAATCCTTCTGGGGGGGTGCCGATGCGTGCATGATCGGGTATATGCTCGCTGGAACCAGCGATACACCCAAGATAGAAGGCAAAAGAATCTACCGAGGCATGAGCAGCCGAAGCGTTTCTGGTCGTTCAGACATTGCTCCAGAAGGAATTGAGATCAATGTAGCTGATAAGGGGGAAACAAAAAAAGTTATAGAGGAATATGTTAAAGGAATAAAGGCGGGATTAGCCATGGGTGGAGCAAAAAACCTTAACGAATTAAGAGAAAATGTGACACATGTGATTGTCAGTCCCCTCTCTATGGACGAAACAATGCCAAAAACTCAGTAACAAAGGAGAGTAAAACAATGGAAGAAAGAGAAAAACGACTGCTACAAGAACCACTAAAAGTAGATGATATTATGCCCGCCGGAACTATTACCGATCCAAACAGATGGGTGGTAGCTCGGGTTAATGGTAATCCTATGAGTAATGAAGAACGTAATAGGGTTGCATCTCAATTAGTCGATCGTTGGAACAATTGTGACGCACTAGCAATAGCATTGCAGAAATTAATCAGTGTTGCCAAGGCAGACCTTGCATCTACCCTTTCCGACGATTGTACAGAATTCAAAGAACAAGTAGCCAGAGCAGAACTGATTTACAATAAATATTCTGGATAATCAAAAGTGTATATCAATATTAATCGAACAATCTATCACTAAAAACGAAACTGGAGAACAGGATGAGAATCGTATTGGAAGTTGACGACAATGGCAATTTACACGGCCTCTATACCGATAGAATTAATTTGTTTTCCATCGGACGAGTTACTAACGTCCAAAAAGCCTCCAACGTTGAATTTGATGAATTATCACAATCTTGGCAAGTATTGTCTCTCGATGGAAAAGTTTTGCATACAAATGCGAACAGAGAAGCGGCGATAGAGTGGGAGATAGAGCATTTCTCTGTCAGAGGGATTTATTATTTGGAACAGTAATAATGTCACCATACGTCTGGCATGTTTACGAAACAATATAAGGAAAAAATTTCACCACGAATAAAAAACACATCATAACAGCTATCAGAAAAGAGTCGCTAGACCTTCCACCTAGCAAGTTCGTAGCTATTCTCGAAGAGTTCCAATTGGAATCATATTCAAAAAGATGTCTCAATGAAATGCCTCTATGTAGACTTCAAGATATGCTAGAAAGACTTAGAAGATTAATAATATTGGGTTAATACCCTAGAAAGGAAAATGACATAATATGAGAAAAGTACATTACAGAGTTGTATTGGATGTGTACGTACACGAAGATGACGGTGCAGACATGACAGATCGCTTGATGGAATCTGGTTTTGTTATTGATTATTATCAAGACGAAGTTGGAGAAGTAGGCGACATACAAGATATCTCCACAGAGAGTGTCGAAGCCATTGATTCTCGTTGAGGAGAAAATCATGCAGAAAAAAAAGGTTGTAGTGGAAATTGATGCAGAAGGAAACTGTTCTATAGATGGGCAAGGGTTTCAAGGAACAGAATGTAGTCATTTTATTGGCGAAATTGAAGAGGCTTTAGGACAGAAAATATTTCAAAGAGATAAGCCTGAATATAGACAAAGGCGAACAATTAGTAATCGGAACCTTCAGAAAGGAGGCCGATGATGACAAACGACCAGCTTCCTATGGTGTGGGTTGCCCAAGATACAGATGGCAGTTGGAAGTGGTGTGTAGGGGAGCAAAGTGGCGGAAATCCAACATATCTATCAACCAACTCATTTAAAACAGCGCAATACGCCAAGGAAAATGCTCGACTCACATTAAGTCGTGGTAGTGTCCCATTTGTCTTTGCTCCAAACTTGAGAGTTGATGATAACGAATAATGTAGTCGGGAGAAAGTAATGGCTAAGAAAATAATAGAGATATGGAAAGACATCCCTGAGTATGAAAAACTTTATCAGATTTCTACCGTAGGACGAGTCAAAAGGATATCTCGGGGACCGGGTATTCGTCAAGGAAGAATCCTCAAGTCAGATATAAGCAACTGCAACTATCTATATGTTAGACTATATCTTCACGGTCGAGCAAAAAGATTCTCCATCCACAGACTAGTCTTAACAACTTTCGTAGGACAATGTCCACCCAATCACGAATGCAGACATCTAGATGGAAATCGCCAAAACAATTACTTAAACAATTTAATGTGGGGAACACACCTAGAAAATGTACAAGATTGCCACAGACATGGACATTATAAAGGTCTTTCTGGGTCAAAAAACCCAATGTCTAAATTAAACATATCACAGGTTAAATCTATCATAGAGATGTCTAAACCAGGAAGAAACGGCAACACAGGTAAAAAGTTATCCTATCAAACGATAGCTGATCTCTTCAGGATCGGCAGGCAAGAGGTATCGTTGATATCCAGAAGGAAAAGATAGAGGCATGTGAAAACAAATGAATAGCCTATTGAACAGAAAACAAACAAAAAAATTTATTATAGCGAAATTTATCTCAATGCGGCCTGGAATGGGTATCAACAGAGTCTCAAAAGAATCCCTTGATGTACTAGAAGCTCGTCTTAGAGCAATTATCATAGAAGAAGTGCGTATTTGTCCATCAATAGGGAAAACATTCAAATTATAATCGATTAGGAGAAAGTACAGAAGTCTGGTACTGCAAAAAGGTTTTGAAAATCAAACTAGTTTGGCCTGCGGGGTATCGGTTAGTGGAAAAGAAAACCAGACAACGAACGTTGCATCAAATCATCATTGGTTGTCTAAAAGAAACAATCCGTGTTCATGGTCCTATAAATAGTCGCCTAGTAAGTTCCGCAGCAAAGCGGATTGCTGGTACGCTAAATGCTAGAAGAAAGGAGAAAAGAAAATGATTATGAATGAAAAACAAGCCAATGTTATTTTTGACATTCTTGTCGCTAAATGTGGCGCAATAGAATATGATCGTCGATCCTTTGTCTGTCATATATCTAGTGGATGCAAAGAGTTTCGTTTCGGCGGAAATCTTGGATTTGGTGGCAAGTTTTGGTCAGATGAGATGCGTGTTGATTATTACCAAGAAGATCGAACACCAAAACGAGAATCCATTGTAAAAACCACCAATGCGAGGCTTGTTCAACTCAAAGTCGGCTTGACAACAACAGTAGGTGAACTTAAAGCAGCTATCTCAGAATTACCCGATAATATGCCAGTACAAGGATATGACGGATCAAATAGGGAGCATCCCGTCATTGTCTTTGTACACGGTTATTTCGATGTGGACTCAGATGTTAAATCACCACCGACTCTCATTGTTAGCGTAGACTAATTTTAGACAGAAATCCAACAACTACTTTGTCAGTTCTAAAAATCGTGTATCAGAAAAGACGCGTAAGGCACAGAGATAAAGGGGTAGTGAAAAAATTCTGTGATTTTCCAGATTTTGTTGGAGCGCTTTTGGCAAAAAGGAACTGTTATAAAGGTACAGACGTATACTATCTACTCGCTTTGACTTGCTCACAGATTTTACGACAAAAAAACATTGGTGTGATGGATTATACTGGTGGTAAACAATCTCCACAGAATTTCCTTGTCTAGCATCTTTCCCGAATCGGAGTCACCAGTATATTGCAACGACTAAAGTCTCAATGAACACATGATAATAGATACAAAAAGTGCATAAAAATAATC